TTATGGTCTCGCTCTGCTTGCTTGTTTTGCATCTGTCCGTTTCAAACTTAATTTCAAATCGGGTCCTGCCAAAGTCGCTGTTAACTGCTGACTTGCTAACAAGTTTTCGATTGAGCGTAAACGTTGCTCGAGTAGTTGATTACTCCCACGTATAGCCGATTGCATGATGCTAATCAACTGCGGGTCTGTGGTTATCCATTCACGATTACGTCCACCAAGTTTTGACGCATCTCCTGCTACGAATGTTGTCGGGCTGTCAACTCTACCACCTGTCGAAAAACTTAACAAACCTTTCAAAATCGGCTGAGCTATTTTGTTGACGCCTGCATTCACACCTGCATAGATGGCAGGGGAGAATAGCATTTTTGTTAGGGGGTCGCCTGGAGCTAATTTTAACCAATCCAATACTAAGCTCAAAACGGTTTCGCTGATTTTGGTGCTTAACGCTTGTGCCGCCATACCAAATACCTTGCTGAAATAATCCCTTAGACTTTCAACAGCCGCATCTGCGTTACCAGCTATTAATGCCGTTGTCATACTGCTTAAAGCATCACCTGCCTCAAACATTGAAACAGACCATATATCAGCATTATTACTGATTACTTCGTTTATCTGTGCTAACTGCTCATTGTAGCCTTCAAGTGCTTTTTCATCAACAAGCGAAAGTGGTCCCTCGTTTCTTTTGCTTTCAAGGATGGCGATTCGTTCTTTGATTCCATCGCTTTCCAACTCTGCTAATTTTAGTTCCTTAACACGAGTTAATTCTAACTCCTTGCCCGACATAAAATTCAATGCAATGCTACGAGCTTTAGCAAAATCTTCCTCAGCATCGGCACGTTTCTTTCTGTATTCTTCTTCAATAGCTAATTTGCGTTCTTCTAAACTCGCGGTACTTTGTAATTCGAGCCTACCGTAATCTTCAAGAAGTTTTAATTTTTCGTCTTTTTCTTTGTCAAGAGCAGATAAGCCTGATTGTTGGTCGGCATCTAAACGTTCATTAGCAAAGTCTGAATAACGTTTGTTGTACTCAGCAAGACGGGAATTCATTGCATCGAAATTGCCTTCTACATACTTACGCTCTTTTGTATAGAATTCATCTACGAGGCTCAAACGCTTTGCATACATATCATCTACAATTCCGGATATTGTGTCATTCGCGGAACGCTCATTTTTGATTGCTTCGATTTGCTTTAGTTTTGCTTCATTAATCAAAGTGCCATATTTAGCTTTTACCGATGCTATTTGCTCCTCAGTAGCATTTTCACCCAAGAATGATAATTCGCCCTGCATGGATTCTTCTAAGCTCACCACAGTGTCTTTATGTGATTCTAATTCACGTTTATACTCTTCATGACGTCGGCGAAGTAAACCAAGAACTTCATCGTAATTGTCACCACCTTTGACGCCAATTTCAATTTCTGCTTTTAGTGATTCAAGCTGTAAATCTTCTAATTGTTTGGCAATATCCATCGCCTCTTTGTCAATACTCATATTGATTTCAATGACATTCAGTCCCTTCTCTTGAATATCAAATTTGAAATCTGCCAATGCTTGGTTAATTTCATCTTGCTCAGCTTGGCTAATACGTGCTTTAAATTCAATTGTGCCATCAGCATTTTCCGTAAATTCCCGTTTGAGTGCTAATGCCTTTTTATACTCTGCTTCTTGTTGTTTAGCAACTTCGAGAGTGTTCAGAGCTATTTTATATTCATCGTAGGCACTCGCTTCACGATTTTGACTAATTGCATCACGGCGAACATCTAACTCATACAATCGTGAGGCATTATCCAATTGCAATTTCTCATTAGCATAAACTCTGTTTACCACGTCCAACCATCTTTCTCCCGGCTCAGGATTGTACCGTTTTAGGGTTTGTTCTTCTAATTTTGTAAGATTCTTCAGCTGGGCATTGCTAAGACTGTTTTCTTGACGTTGTGCCTTCAATTGTTGGTTTATTGATGAAATTGCTTCTTTGTCACCTTTGCTTTTCGCATCTCGGAGTTGTAGTTGCAAGTCGAGTTCTTTTGCCAATCCTTCGTTAAATGAAGTTGATGCTGCCGTCTTTACAGCATCAAAAGACTTAGCGATTTTGTCCACTTCTTTGGCTGTTTCTTTGGCTGTTTCCACTTGCTTTTTTTGCTCGGCAACAACTTCTTTTGCTTTATCCTTGCTGATTCCAAACTTAGTGGCAATCAATTCAATAGTCTTTTCTTCGCTTTGACCGTTCTTAGTTAGGAAATCATAATATTCGGCAGCTGCATTTTGTTGTCGCTCGAACTCTTTCAATCTGGCGTCAGTCACAGCCTGTGCCTGCTCGATTAATGCTTGCTTTTGCTCGTTACTTAAATCCTTAAATTCACCTTCGCCTTCTAAAATTGCCATTTGCATTTTGATACCGGCTTGAGCGATTTCGTCCGATGATGATGCTTTTGAGATTTCATCGGTATAAGTCTTTATTTGGGCTTCAACACGTTTACGAATTGTGCTTGTACCAAATAGGAATTCGGTCGCAATAGAGCCGATTTTCTCTAATGAACTAAAATCAACTTCGCCTGTACTTGCAAAATCAACTATTGCCTTAATAGGGAAAGCAATGCCTGACGCTGTCGCATCTAAGTAGTCACCAAAAGTAATATCATTCAAAAAGTCAGTTGCGAAGTTTTCCAACTCTTCTTTCTGTACTTCTACTTCAATAGTTAGTTTTTTACTTTCCAAGTCAAATTTCTGATTTTGCAAATCACCGATTTTGGTTTGCAATTCGCCAAGAGTTTCAGCACTTTCGCTACTCGCTTTCTGCAGAGCAGTCAAATTCTCAGCATAACTTTTGCTCGAATCAATGACGCCCGGATATGCTTTTGCTAATGACAACATCAAATCTCTATTCGTCATAGCCGCTTCGCCCTCTACCTCAAATGCCTTAACAAGTTTATTGCTCGATTCCAACATTGAAGTTTGTTTCTCAGCAATTTGAATTTGAGTATCAAGTAAACTTGCTTCCGCTTCCAATGCTTCTTTCCTTTCAACTGCTGATTCGTGCATTGCATCAGATAATAACTTAACACCAACAACAAGACCCGCTATTGCAGCTGCTGCTATTACATATGGATTCGCTAACATTGTCAGATTGAATGCTTTTTGTGCTCCGTCGGCGGCTACTGTGGCAGGGATTAATTTCGTTTTTAATGACTTTGCGAAGTCACCAACACGTTCAATTGCCCCCTCAGGTATCATTGCACCAATCCCGGCGAAAGATGTTATCATAGGAGCTAAACTGTTGGCAGAATCCAACAATACGACCGCTTGGTCACCTAATACTCCAAAAACTTCAAATGCCATTGCTTGTACTTTGTTCATTATACCTTGAACTTGTACTCCAATACCTTCATTAGCCGTTGCAAAAGCACTCTCAACACTTCCTGCGGATGCTTCGATAAGCAAGAAATCCGAAGCTGCTTTTTTGGCATTTTCGCCTGTTTGAGAAAGTGCAAATTGAATAGCTTCTACAGATGAGAAAGTGTTCGCCGCATCAAGACCCATATTGTTCATTGAAACACCAATCTTGCGCATTGATTCTTGCAAACCGTCTTTTTGTAATGATTCAATGCTAACTCCGGCTTCTTCCATAACTTTTTTAAGGTTTGCTCCGGGTTTCATTAATTCGACAATGGCTTGACGGATTTGAGTAGTTGCTTGAGCTGTAGGTACGCCTTGTTTGGTTAGGGTGACAATCGCTCCCGCTACTTGATTAAATCCAACACCTGCGGCTGCTGCAATAGGTACAACTTGGCTTAATGAAGCGTTCATTTCGGGAACAGTCGTAACGCCATTTTTTACAGCACCAAACAATATATCAGCCGCATCAGCTGCTGATAAAATATCAGTTCCATAAGCATTTGTTACAGATGCTAAAGATGACACAGCGGAGTTGGTATCTGTCAAACCTGCAACGGCAAGTTTGGACGCTTGTTTGATAAACTCCATACCACCTGCAACATCTGCCATACCATTTACGACAGGGATTGCACCTGCCGAAATTGCCGTATAGACCGCTTTTGTTGCTCCAACGACAGTTTCAGGGACTTCGGTAGATAATTGAATCGCTGCATCTCGAAACTCCTCAAAGTTTTCAACTCCAAGAGTACCAACATTACGTAATTGTTGGTCGAACTCTTTGTATGGCGTAACAAATTGGTCGAATGCCTGAGTGACTTGCTGAATCCCATTCGCCACTAATCCGAATTTCGCCATTTTATCAAAGAAGGTGACTGGTTTTTCAAGCGTTACACCAAGTCTGTGAAGTTCTTTTTCAGATTTTTTGATTTCTTCTTGTAGCTTTTTATATGCTTCGCTCCCTTTTTGCCCTGTGGCTTCCATTTGTTTAAGTGCAGACTTTTGAGTGTTTAATCCTGATGTTACTTTGGCAACCGATTCTTCGTATTCTTTTGCCATGCCTTTGATTTCTTTCTCAAATTTGTCGGTGTCAATATTATCAAAAGCTTTTTGCAATTCCTCAGTTAATTTGGCAAGATGTTCACCACTCAATCCTTCCATGCTTTGCTCGAGCTTCGCTAAATCAATATTATCAATATCTTTCAAACTCTCCAATAACATGGCAAATTCCTGTTCGGCTTTTTTTGTATCTATGTCAATCTCAATTCCTGACAAGGCATCTTCAATAGCTTTGCCGTCGGCTTCTAATGATTGAAGTAGAGTGCCGATGCCTTTAATTTCATTCTTGAAATTATCTGCATCAAATTTAATTTCCGGAGCGGATTTTTCTAAAACTTTTTGAGTCATAATTGCCAACTCAGCTAACTTCTTTTCATCAGCACCAAAGTTGACCACGAGGTCTAATATCATTTCAAATTTCTTACTTGCTGCCATTACATTCTCGTATTAATGAGGTATTCTAATGCACTAAAAGCATCGCATAATTTGCAATGCCTGATTTGGTCATACTTTGTTACATCGCCAAAGGCTAATAAATCCAGATACCATATTTCAACATTTTCAATCATTTCATCGAGTTTGCCCGGATTGAATATGTTTTGTTTTAATTCAATTATTCGGAGGTGCTCTTGTTGGGCAATCCTTGTTTGTTCATCATCATCATCAGCTTTAAGTACTCCAGCATCTCGTTCCTGTTTCTTCCTGTACGAAAGAGTTGCGAGAGCTTTTGTTCGCTCCCTGAATTGATAAAAAAATCTTTTACCGCTTCCTCTAATTTTGGAGTTGCTTCTGCATTCAAATATCTTATCGTTTGATACAGTTCGGTTTCAGCGAACCCACGGTCATATTTTTTGCCTTCTAAGATGAACAAATACCGGCATATTTTCATTTTCCATTCAGCACCACCACTACGCACCCATTCATCGAGGGTAGGTGGTTCGGATTCTAATTGCAGTTCTCTATAAAGCCCTATTTCTTTTGCGAGTTCGCTTTGTTCGACACATAAATTTTTAAACGAATATTGTAGTTTCTTCCCTTCAAATTCAATTTCTATCATACTGATAATGTCCTTCTGATTAAGTTTTTATCTAATCCGCCTGTAGGTGCATCCACGCTAAGCGGTTCGTTTACGAATATGCTTCTAACTATTGATTGTACTGTGATTAAAAAGCGTTGCCGTTTTTCGGGTGTTTCAACTTTTATTGTTATTCGCGCATTATCACGCATATCAATATATCCACCCTGCCCGGCAGGACTGCTGTTTATAGCTCTTGTTGTCAATGTATTTTCTATCGGTGTTGGTAAGAGAGGCCAATTGTTTATTGCCCCTAATGAAATTACCGCACTTACTGTTTTGTTCATCATTGCGTTTACATAGCTAATCCATGGAACTTCCATTTTGTTATGCGGAACAAATATTTGAGCTTTTACCGTATAAGCAATGGTTCTTGGAAGTCCTTCATCATCAGTGCGAATGATAGGCTCAAACAAGAAATCACTTTCGGCTTCCAATTGCATGAGGGTAACGGTATTCGTGCCGTCATGCAACGTTAATGCTCGAATAGGTAATTGTAATATACTTTCAGCAATATTCTTAACTAATACCGTCGCCATTTGCTACCTTCAAGTTTAATTTTAATTCAGGTAAATATTTCGATTCGTTAATGTAATCCATAGGCAAAACTCCACCACCTGAAACTACATTGATATAATCTCCTGTGGTAGTATCTGTCACTAAATATTTGTGGCTTGACTTCCAGAAGTTGGTTACGAATGCACGTTTTGCTAATGTCATCAACTCGTCAGCTGTAATCACAATATCATATATTTCATCACTTGAAATTACATGCTCGAAATTACGCCCACGCTTAGTTTTACCTGAGACTGTTTCGGTTTCAATGCTCGGTATAAACTTAAGTGTATTGAATTGCATTTGAGCACCAACTGCCCCCTCAGGCATGACAGTTGCAAAATCAGCGTTATAAGCTGTATCGTCTGGCAATGGAGCGTTGCAATATGCTAAGATTATTATCATACAAATTTCCACTTCTTTGGTCGTAAAACAAAACTTGTTAAGCTGTCAATCCGCCCTAATATGCAGTAAACATCTTCACTCCCCGAAGCGGCTAATAGGGGGGAGTGTGAAAGGTTCGACCCAACGGCATTTGTTCTCAAGAATAGATTTTCAGAAACGTGACCTGTGAAGTCATAAACTCCCGGCATATTAACACGCCCTCCTGTTTGCACCATGATAGTGTCGCCACTTATACCACTTGCTAATGCAATACCTAAATCCGCTCCGGGATATGATGAGTTTGCCTCTGCTTTGGCAATTGTGTTATCACTAAGTATCATCACGGCTTCACCAATTGCAATTTCTGATGGTGGCGTAGTATTAACAATAACGTAACCACCTTTTCCTGTATCGGTATTAGTAACGCTTTCATTGCCGTTCACCACTTCCGGCAAAGGAATTGGAATAAGGTCAGGTATTGTTTCAGGATAGCCAAAAGCGTAAGCACTTTTATCAACCAGCTTAATAGTAGTTTCAGGTTTGCTCAAATCTCGTTCAATACCAACTACTACGTAATCTCTATCAATATCTAAATCTGTAAAAACGTCGTCCGCAAATCTTTTGACTATTTCGGAAAACTTGAATACGCTCCCCAATGTTAGTTTTTTCCAACTTGCTCCCGCCGCACCTTCAACATCATTGAACCCGTTCCAATATGGAACTTTGATATTTAGGGCTGTTTCATAATACTGCTGTCCCGTTTTATATATCTCATTAATATAATCAGCAAGTTTATAAAAAACCTTATCCTCGCCGTTTATAGTTGCTATGATTGCATGAGCTGTTCTTGTAATATGTTCGTACTGCTCAGGAATTGTTTCCTCGATTCGTGTTGTTTGCACGTATATCCCTGTATGCAGTTGCACGGAGCCGGGAGATGTTCCGTTTGCGTAAATACCCTCAAAATTTCCCTCATACTCCCACGCGTGCATCGCACCTGTGGGGTTAGCCACTACATTGATAGGGACTGAGTGTATTGATACTTCGTCAGTTCGCCCGGATAACCGCATTAGCTCCTGTAACGTTGGCGATATTGATAACATAAGTTTTTTACTATCGATATTCTTTTGCTCTTTAAGTTCCTCGAGTAGGTTAATTTTCTTTTGATATTTAGATACGTAATATGAACTTAATCCACCCATCCGTTTTATATCAGCGCCCTCATCTAATTCATTTGATGCTAAGGCATAAAAGTTTGTACCACCATCAGCATCTCGATTGCTACTGCTATCAAAACTGCTTTCATCAACATCAACTAAATAAGTGTAACCGCTATTTACTATGCTCTCTCTGGGAATGAACTCTATTGATATTTCATCAAACGCACTATATCCAAGTACTAAAAAGCACCCTAAATCACGAGCTAAAGTAAATAACAATTCGGACATTGTTTTGAGTTTTGTCATGAACGCCATGTCCATTGTGTCAATATTGTATTGCAATAAATCCACTATGCCGTCTTCGCCAACAACGTATTTGTCGTTTATCAATCGGCTGTCTATCATCGTTTGACTAACAAACAAAGGGCTTGTTGTGTTTGTTTTTGCGTCTGACAATTTTAATCGAATTCTGCGTGGGTATGGTAGCCATTTATCCGAGCGGAACATCCCTATATGGTCATATTCCTTCGCTGTTTCAAACTCAGATACATAACTCGGCAAAACGTCAATCCCTAAATCACTTTCGGCAAGAGCAAAAGATATTGATATTCCATATTTTTCTTGTAATAAAGTACTGCTTAATGCCAGCATCTTGTCGAGGTATGTCTTGAGGTTGAGCAGAGGGGTGTAATGTATGTAACGCTGACTTGCTCCCCATTCCACGTATGCCACACGGTGCAAGGCTACGGATTTGAACCACGTATCAAAATGAGTTGCTTCAAACATTCTTTCCCTAAGATTGCTTATTCTCACGCTCTCCAAATCATACACATCATCATTGATTTTGCTTTCATCAAGCATCGAAACGTCGAATGACAATGCTGATAATTTATAGCTTCGTTCCGGTCTTATATTAGGGCTAAAATTTGCTCCACGCCAAGCAATATCTTCACCTGAAATTTTGGTGTTCAACTTACCCACGAATAGCATATTTTCAGCAATCGGTTCTTCGCCAAAGAATAAAGCACAATACCTTACCGAATTAACATTTGTAGCATCTAAACAGAAATACATTGCTTTTTTATCTGTTTCCGATTTGCAACTAAGCGAATTGATTTCGAATGTTAGTTCATCAATGCCGAATTTCCCATCTTCAAGCTCCAAATCTTGCTTATGCTTTTCAAAGTCATAAATATCAGTATAGATAGTACCAATCGGTGCTAATTCATTTGTTAAGAACAATTCGCTATAAACATTCGAGACGGCAAAACGTATTGCTTGCCGTCCGAAGTTATGTTCATTAACGCTATATTCTTGAATTATTAGCATTAAGCGTAGGAATAAGTTAAGTCTGGAGATAGTACAATATCGCCTGCTAACAACAATGCTTCTTCCGGTGCAGTTATTACAGGAGATGCGATATTTGTTGCTTTGCCTTTCCATGCTATGTTTGCAAATGTGATTGCTTCTAAAGCTCCTGCTGCAATTGCATCAGCGCCAACAGGGTTTTTATAAGACACAAATTCGAGTTGAATTGATGAAGCATTCGCTCCTGATGTAAAGTCAATATCGGAGTTTAGCTTGCATAACATCCTCGCCCAACCGTCAACCTTCGGTGTTCCTGTTGATTTGCCATGATGGGTGAAGCCTGTGGCAATAGAGATTAAAAGCAATGATTCCATATTGTCTTTCGCATTCTTTAGCCATGCTGTAAAGCTGTTAATTGAAGTTGGTAATGGTGCTTCATTGTTGGTAAATACGATTTTACCTTTGCCGGTTGCATCACTTGATTCTTCGGCAGGCGTAATATCGGTTTCATCCTCGCCCGATAAAACGAGACTTTCGGCTTTAAATCTGAATAATGCTCCGTCACCTCTTTGAATGTCCAGATTGTTTGATGATTGTGCCGCCGCATCTGCTTTTGGCATTACTATTTGAACGTTTTGCAAGTTGTCAAAAGTCCATAACAAAGACGGTACACCTTCTGTAAGTTTGTGAATGTAGCAGAATGGTGCGCCACTTATGATAATTCTCTTATCCGTTGTTGTCATGTTGAAATTCTCCTTAGAAATAATTAATAATAAATGCCTTATTTATATTGAAATGCTTTAATATATTCGCTTTAAAATGATGCGAGTTGTTGCCTTTACTTCTGCGTTCCCCACAAGGGAAGTCACTTTGTGCTGTAATTTAATTGTGCTTGTAACTGAACCGCCGTATAGAATGCCAAAATATATTTTTGGTATTGGAGGGTCTTCGTCATCTAAACCCGCAAATACAACTTCATTAAGTAAATTCACATTGTATTTGAGCTTGTTTTCAGAGCCGTTGTATGGCATGTAGAAATTCCGAGTGTTTGTCCCATACATCTCAGTAATTGCTTCGCTTGGCGTGAACTTGAATGTATATTCCATTCCATTCGCTAAAGGACCCGCTTCAGGGAACATATAAAACTCAAAACTGTATAGCTCCAATGCCCCAACATCAAACACTATATTATTGTCGTCATGCCATATGCCGTCGTTCGGGACTATTTGGTCATTCGGCTTAAAATGATACTTGTTATCCGATAAGCCAACCCAACGCCAACCCTGCCAAAAGTAAAAACCACTCCCGAGCCTAACAATTCGACCTGCATCAGCCATTGTTAAGCCTGTCGGCAATGTTTCAACAGCTTCCAAAAGTGCGTTATGAAGTTGCATATTGTTTACATTGAACTTGTCGCCACTAAACAGTATCTCACTTTCGGATTGTGGTTCAGCAAGATTTCTGCTTTTCAATTCTATACCACAACTTTCAATACCTTCCGCCGGGCGTTGTGCATCTGCACGAATGCTTACTTGGCTTAAACTTGTTTCTAAATTCTCGTCAAGTTGGGTGTTAAGTTGCACAGTAGCATTTAAGTGCTTACCTGTGTCATCCATATCAGTAGCAATATTTGTTTCTTTGTATGTCTCAGCTATTGTTACCGTAATAGCGCTTGTTGCCTCTAATTCATTACCTGAATTGTACCGCAATGTTTGCCCGTTCGTTCCTGATGGTGTGCCTGTTTCAGGGTCAAGGAACAACGGTTCGCCTGTTTCCGGGTCAACAGCTTGTATTTTTAGTACACTCATATTCTATCGTAATGATGATTTAACAAAACGTTATCAATTTCTTGTATAGTGTTAGCTTTTTCAATCAATGTTTTCAAACGGTGGAATTCCTGTCTATACCTGTCAATTCGCTTAGTAATATACAAGCAACGTTCGGGAGTGTAAAGTCCAAGAGCCGCATTGATTTGTTGATGTATTGGAATCTTGCACAGTTCAAAACTCATTTGCGAGGCTCTGTTTATTGCAAATTTCCGTTTGTCCGAAATCTTTAAGTTGTCTGACATTTCATTCCATAAAGAGTTGCACTCTTCAAAGGTTGGGTAATGCTTAATACCTAAGTCCTGACACACTTCTTCAAAATCTGCATAATTTAAAGTTGGAATATCCGAAGGCAATTCGCTCTCCGGATTATCTATTTTCCATTGTTCTATTACAAGTTTTAAGTTCATGATTAATTGATTTCCGAATATTTATTAGTCGCTACAATCTCATTTACTTCTTCAATTGTTTTGGCTGATGAAATTGCTTCTTTCAATCTGTAGAATTCTTCTCTGAACTCATTGCATACACGAGTGATGTTGTAGGTTTCCTCAGCAAAGTAAAGCCCAATCGAAGCATTCATCAATTTATAATCAGGATAAATCCTCTGCCTTAGCTCAAAACTCATTTCTGAAACTTTGGCAATGCACGTTTCTTTGTATTGCTCTAAGTTCCAAACATCTGACATTTCATTCCATAGCGAGTTGCACTCTTCAAAAGATGGATAACCCACCCAACCGACTTCATTAGCGGTCTCTTCCATGGTTGCATAATTACGAAAGCGTACGCCCTCAGGAATTGCTTTCCCTGTGCGTTTTGACCATTCTACTATTACTTGATTTAAGTTCATTTTCTTTATGAGTTTAGTTTGTAAGCAATTGCATCAAGAATACGATAATAAGTGTTTGCGTGAGCTGCCGACCATTGAATTGCCAATTTTATAATTATGCTTGCCGTAAAATCTATCGTTGTAAAACGGCTGCTATTACGTGAGTTAGTATCGGTTGTTTGATAATCTGAATTAATTCGGTCGTAAGAAAACGCTACAGCCCCGACTATCCCCGGAGTTGCGTAATTACCTTGCGCCACCATAACAGTTCCTGCTCTTGTAAATTTTATTTCGCGGGTGGTATTGCCCTCCCCGGACGTGCTATTTACGCCGCCGAAATCGTGTATCACCAAATTGCCTTGGACATAAGCCTTTGAATTGAGTGTCCTTGTAGCACCAGCGAATTGCTTTGTCCTTGTATTGAAATTTATTGTTATCGTCTCCCCATTTTTCCACGTATTCGCGGGCACGGTGAAAGAAATAACATCAATTTCGCTCGCTGTATTCTCAGCGTCAGCCGTCGTGACAGAATAAACAGTAATACCCGCGCCACCTGCGGGAGTTCCCCACTTCATACCCGTGCTCTGTGCCGAGTCAGCCATCAAAACGGTATCATTTGCACCTACACCTAATTTGGTAAGAACTGAAGATGAACTTGCGGCTAATATGTCGCCTTTTGTGTACGATGTTTGATTTGTACCGCCTTTTGCAACCGTAATTGTTGGCACGCGTGCAATGTCGAGCGTGCCCGACGTTATTTCACTCGCAGCGTGGTTATGACTTTGAGCCGCTACGCTAACACCGATGTCGGCGTCTTTTAATATCGTTGCGTCTGCGGGTTCGTAAACGCCGCTATGATTGTGGTCAGATATAGCATACAAGACATAAGAGCTTACAGTTTTGCCAACTGCAATTTTTTCAATATCAGTAACAAAATAAGGCTCACCAATTTTTAAATTGTTGGCAGATGCCTGAGTGTTTAAATTCGCAAGTGTAGTTCGCAAGAAACGTATAGTTTGCTCTCTCGCCATAATTTAGAATGTCCCGCCGTTTATTACATCTGCCTCAATCGTTACGAATCCATTTCCTGCATCTTTTGTCCATTTCAAACTACTCCCCATGCGAACAACGCCGTCCGAGCCGTCAGTTCCATAGAGGTACCCTGCTGTTCCGCCCGATACAACAGCTACTTTTTCATCCGCCGATTCTTCGGGAATATTAAAAGCTGCTTTAAGAGCCGACAAGGTCATCTTTTTTTCTTTTTGCCCAGTACCGTCAGCATCATGGATTATCACAAAGTCGGTATCTAAATTTAATGATGCAAGTGTGACCAAGTCCTCGATAGCGGGAACAATTACTATCTTTGTAGTTGGGTCAACTGCGACGTGCAGTGTACCTCTATCAGTAGTAACGTGTGCTTCGCCTGCTAACATCCCGGAGTTTGGCAAATTAGCTTTGACACCTGCTTTTAGTTGAATCCGTTGAATACTCATTTAAAATGTCCCTCCAAAAATATATGTGTTTTTATCTAATTTTAAATCTAACTTCTCATCAATAACAGCTTTAGTATAGTAGCGTTCGTCGTGATTGTGACCTGTATCGCCGATTGGATGATTAATCTCATTAACAACAAAAGTGCTGCTTTCGATAATAGTTTCATTTTCATCGGTCTGAATGTCGAATACTACGCTAACTTCCATTGCCTCATACTCCTAATGGTGTTAGCATTTCTCTTAATATATGGTGACCTTGCATCTTTGGGTCTGTCACTACTCGACCCTCAGCAGTCACAATTACGAAATCATGATAGTATGTGCCTAAAGCAAGACTGTTTGTTAGCTCCGGTGTAATCTTTAGCACCGTTTCGTACAGACTTTCATGTTCGGTTTTTGAAATATGCAAAGCTGGTACGGTGTCGGTCTTAGATTTTTTCCATGTATGATGAACAGTACAATCTGTCAAATCGTAAGGAATACCATTCAATTTATATTGAAATCGTAGGTCATAATCTGCACCTTGTATGAATTCGCTTGGCATTTTCACAACGTTACTTCCTATAAATATAAATTACTGTATCTTTAATCAAAACTTCTCTACGTCTTGCATACGGATTGTCGAGAGCCCAAATAATATGACCATCTTTAAGTATTTCGTATTCAACTTCATTGGTAGAGCCGTCCATACATGGCGGTTCTGTCCAATATACCGGCTCATATCTCACAACAATGGAATCTATCGGAGCGGTGTTTCTTTGGGCTTCTAATGGCTTCCAAGTGATTGAAACATTCTCGTATATGTATTTAGCAGTATCGCAACTTGACAAACTAAGTAGTATTACTGAGAATAACAATATTGATTTGATTAATTTATTCATGACTTCCCTTTTAAAGCATCTTGGATTTGTTGGTATCTAAAACATCGTTCGTACATTTCTACATTGAAAAACAAGAGTAGTGATTCTATTATGTCATTACGGCTACATTTAATTTCTTTAGCCGCTTTGTCAGCTTTTCGCCGTGCTTCGTCGCTAATGTTAATAGTCACAGGTTCGCGGTTTCTCATTGCTTCACCTTTGGTGTTTTTACTTCACATATCTGTTTTTTATTAGTGGCTTTTAAAACATTGATATAATCTTTCATGATATATGAACTTCCATACATCCATCCTATGGCAGATACAGCTTTTACAACAATATTCCACTCCAATGGATTCCATTCAACGTTTATAAATGCGGCGAGTAGATAGATTGCAATGGTTAAAATGAGTACCCCAGTCAATCCACCAAATAAGTAGATACGTTTCTCGTTTATTTCGCTCATTTTTGCACCTTTCTCGGACGTCCAACTTTACGCTTTTCAGTAGCTTCATCCGCTTTGACAAACTTTCCTGTTTCATCGCGAAGGGCGTATTTGTTTTTGGGAGCGGATTCAACTTGACCACCATCAGTAATTTTCTCAACTGTCTTTTTCAATTCCTTAGCAGTTTCAACTTGAGCATCTTCGGCAGTCTTTTTTAGCTCCTCTTGAAGTTTGTCCGTGTTTACGCCTGTCTTATCTGCAATCCATTGCAATAACATTATTCCTATAAAGCATACAACAAGCAATCCAACCAACCCAAACAATACGGTATTATTATTAAATACTTCAATTAAAAATTCCATGATAAACTCCATATATTTTTAATAATTAAGTACTTCAATGAGTACTTTTCCTTTTCGTATATTAATTGAATCTGCTGCTGCACGACTCAAGTCAATTATTGCATTGTTTTTGAACGGTCCACGGTCGTTGATTCTGACTTCGACTGACTTTCCATTTCTGATGTTTGTGACTCTAACTCTTGTTCCAAATTCGAGTTCTTTGTGGGCTGCTGTGAAAGCTTCCGGTCTATATATTTCTCCATTAGCTGTCCGGCGACCGTCAAAATAATCGGAATAATAGGTCGCAATGCCTTCCATAGTTTCAAGAATCTCATCTTTAGTCTCCGCTTCTATAAATTCATAATAACTTGCAACATCAGTTATATGCGTTGTGCCATCGGCAATCATGCCTCTAAGCGTAATTTCCCTCATTTTTACTGCATCATTCACGTTCCCCCCGATAATAATGCCTTCTTGTGCTAAAGTGTCCCATGAAACAAACGTGTCAACATGTGCTCCGCCCGGTCTTCGCTTTACTCTCCAATCTCCGGGCTTAGGGATATAATTGCCATAAATTACGTCGCTTAAAGCATAAGTACGCCCAATTACTGCATAATCTCTTGCACGTGCGGACATAATGATTGGATATGCTTTGCCCTCTTTTGATTTTATCCCCCCAAAAATTCCACACCATGGCACAGGATATAAGAAGCCAAAATACTTACGCCAAATGTCAATACTGTCGCCACGATTTGAGCCTTTCGGTTGTTCAACAACATGAAGGCATTCAAGCATGAGATGAACATGAAGTGGTATTTCACTCCTCAGATTCTCCGATGCTTGGTTCTGTTCTTGTTTCTGCTTGTCTTTCAGTAGCAGTTGGTTGGCGATACTCTTCGCTCTGACTTCTGTCAGAGATAAGGGAATTTCCGACCTGAATGCCAGTGCTAATAATGACAACAAGAGCAAGAATAAATATAGCGGAAGCAATCGCATTTTGTGCTATCCTTTTAATTGTGTTTCCGGGTAATACAAATTCATCGTAAGCTAAAACCAGAGCCAACATCCCAAATGAGAAGAACACTCCAATTGCGACCGCGAATAGTGGCAGAAAGTAGAGCCAAAACGTTAAAGATAATGCTCCTGTTACGGCTAATCCACCTATAACAAAGATGTTTCTTCGTGTGTTGAACTTTTTATCAGCTTCGCTTAGTTCTTCTGATGCCTCAAACGGTTGTTCGATTGCAATTTGAACATCTTTACGAACCGATTTAACTTCGTCAATTAACAAATCCATCTCGTTTGAAATAGCAACTATTTCATCCATAAGTATTTGGTTTGGGTCTGCTTCGGTTTTAACTTCTTTGGGTCTAATATGCTCTAAGATTTCGGCAATATTTTCTTCAAGACCTGTTAGTCTTTCATCAATCGTAGTCATGTTAGCCTCTCAGTATTTTAAAGAACGCATCGCCAAACCGCAAACTAAGTTCATCAGCTTGGTCATCTGTGATGTTTTTAGCTTCTTCTTTAGCCGCTATGGTCAACAAGCGTATTTCTTTGCTTAATACCAACAGGTCAACTTTGCCGGCAACCTCAAGTTCTTGCAAATCAGCATATGATAACAAGGAATTGATTTTTGTTAGCAACTTGCCTATGTTATCCGTTTTCTTTTCTATATTCTCTGCCATATTTCGCCCTATACTCTATTGATTTAATTCTATCTTTTGAATCGTTAATTTCTTTTGAGTGGTCATTATATTTATTCCACAGTAACTCGAATTGCTTTGTCCAATTGTCATTCTTTTCGCTTTGTTTGTCCATAAAAGAAACAAGGCTTTGAACAATGATTTTAAGCTCTTTAACTGCATTCGCTGCTGACTTTAAAATAAAGCCGAAAAGCAGAAGGAAAACCGCTAAAATAAATTCGAGTATTATTCCAAGTATCAGCCAATTGTCCATGTTAGTGTCCGTCGAAATATATTCCATTGTAATTAATTATCATCCCCATAAGGACTGTTCCATCCTTAACCGATGGGAGCGGGTCAGTTGATGCCCATTCAATAGATTCAATAATCCCTGATTCTAATTCCGGATAAAAGACAGTTAATTCTTTTCTGATTTTTTGAGCTAAAACCTTTGCACCATATCGAGGATGTCTTTCCGATATACTGTATATAGTGAATCCAATTGCAATTGTGTTGCTATGTGAATTGATATCTTTACGTCCGCCACGACTGCCGTTGTCATAAATGAATATGTCAGCATGGGGATGTGTTAAATAATTCTCTTCCGATTCGTTTTCATTATACATTTCCGGCATTTCTTGAACACATGCATCATCAGGACTAATCTTAGTCTTGAGATATTCAACAACTGCATCTACAATTTCCAATTCCATTACGGCATCTCACTATAAAAGTCACTTGTAAACTTTTGTTTAGGCACGGAAACTGCCATTGATACTCTATGATTGACAGGTTTTTCAACTACTGAAATTAATATTACGCCTCTTTGAATCAAGTGCAATCTTTCCAGAGCTTTTGTTTTTCGCTCTTTAATCAATTCAGGAGCTGATTTACCACGTCTTTCATATAAATCAATAACAGCAAGTTCGATGTTTAGGTCTTTCAATATGCGTTCATCGGGATGTTCTTCAACCGGCACTTCGTAGCGACCTCTCAAATAGCCGTCAATGAGTGATGCAGATTTTTCAATACACTTCAAAACAACAGCTTCATCAACTCTTGAAGCATCGGCATCATTTGATAGCATTTTTGTCTTAGTTTCTGACAGATTTTCTACTATATCGGCAACATCGCAATAACTCATATTCGTTTTTTTCGCTCAATTTTTAGGTTAAAAATAAAACTTGGCATGGGTGCATAGGGTACGAGTAGCTTCTTAATACACAAATACACCCATAACCAAATACTAATCACCAACAACTTTACAGGAGATAAAGGAATCGGCATCATGAATTGCAGGTAATGACTTTTGTTCCAAAGTCCACGACATAGCTTTTTTGTTCTTTTCTTCAACATCCAAGTGAAACTCGGAAATGATAGTTTGAAGTTTCTTATTAACAAGATTATACACCGGACCATAATGCACACGATTGTTGCTATTCTTACGGAAAGTAACAATAGCTCTATCCACAGGGATTAACTCAGTTGATGTGTCATTGTCGTCTTTGAATTGTTGGTTGTATTCGTAGAAGTCAATACCCATGATTTTACCAAGATAATTAGCCGCTCCAGATTGAGTTGCGTTTAAATCCAAAGTACCGATTTTATAGTTGTTTGTATCGAGTGCTTTTTTAACGACCTCATTTGACACAAACGCATCAGAAGCATCAGTACCTAAAATTACAATGTCAGGGGATTGACCACAACGGCGTAATATGTCACGTTTCCATGCACGGATGTTAGTCAAAATATCACCTGTTTCATCATCCCAATAGTTACCAGCACCCAAATCAGTCAAATGAACATTATTTTCAAACAAGTAATCAATGTTGAACGAGATGTTGGTTTGTGCTACCGCAACTTCACCTGTTGAAATAGCTTTACAAGCCATCCATTCGCGTCTAAGCATCGCCCTTGATTTGAGATATTCTAAATGCCTTACAACAAACTTATTAGCTTCCTCAGCTTTACGTCCCGGATTTTGGTCATATATCTGACCAAAAGCGTTGTAATCTGCAAGTTCTTGAGCCGTGAAGATGTATTCTTCATAGGTTCGTGGAAGTGAAACTGTTTGATACACACGATTGTCTTTTTGTAGCAATCTCGGACCCTCATGTTGGTTCACGAACTTTGCTAATTTATCACTATGTGAAATTACTTCAAGGTCAATTTTATCAGCCGCATGTCCCTCAGGTTTACTGAAAAGCATATCCAAGACAAACGGGTCAAATACTTTAGTTTTATTGACTGCTGCGGTCATTGAACGCGAGTCAAACATATCAAGCATAATAGACATAATTAATCAGTCTCCTTTTTTATTACAATAGAACCGTTATTATAAACACCTGCCGTAATGGTAACTCCAGCGGCTGCGGTGAGTGTAGATAAGTTATATTCGCCGTCAACGTAACAGAAACCACCCTCGTCACCATCGGTTGCGTCTACGGCACAGCCAAGAATACCAACAAGGTTTTGAACACCATTAGTTGCTGCAGGATTCCAGAGGTAATATTTGTTATTACCTGCTAAATAAGCAACGGTGATGTTGAAACTGTCGCCTGCAACGAAGTCAGTTGCTCCATCAGCAATTGTGAACTTCACAACACCATCAAAAGCAGTTCCCACAACACCCGAACCTATGACAATACCGTCAGGGTCTTCAACAACAAATGAGCCTAAGTTAGTTGCGGTTTCGACAAACAATACTTTGTAAACTCCGGCTTTTACACCTACTGCATGAGCAGGGTCAGCGAGTGTAAGAACACCATTGCCGGTATTACCTGCACCTGCTTCAGCGGTTACTTCGTCGAATGCGCCGATTGTTTGTTTACCGAGCATGGCGCCACGTGCAAGGTTTTGACCTGATGCGATTATAATATCGCCAATTTCTTTAGTTGGATTGATGCCCGCAAAAATATCTTTTTTGTGAGTTTGAGTCCCTAAAGTATTTATTCCTAAATCTAAAGCCATCTTATTTCACTCCTTGAGCTGTTGCTACTGCATTTTCAATTTCATCGTTGTGATTACCTGTATTGTCAGTACCACTATTGCCAAATTCATTGAATTCAACAATCTTAGGTAGGTTTCTCATAAAGTCCTTGACCAATTCGTTTGCAGGTTTCTTTTTGTCTTCTTCACTAAAATTTAAGTCAAGTGGGAAGTCTTGATAGTCGCCCGGATTGTCAATTCTATAAGCCATTTCAAGCACAGGGAAAGCCTTAGTTTTGGCAATACCTGCAAGTGGTGTTTCATTCGCAATGAAATCAGCGATTTCATGAGAGCGGTTTTTCAATTCGAGTTCAGTTTGTCGCCTTAGCATTCCTTTGTATTCATCAGATTGAGCAAAGGCAGATTCTTTAGGTTTTTCAGTTGTTTTTGGCTTAAATGCGCCAAACACTTCTGAGAAAGTTGCGAATGCCTTAGCGTATGTATCATCTGAGACTTGACCTTTCAGCTTTGCGAAATACGAATCTTTCAATTCATTAAAATCCATTTCATAATCTCCATGTTGATTAAAGTTATTTTCTTGTTTTGTTGGTGCAGGTGCAGGTGCAGGTGGTTGATTCTCATTCGGAGTAACCACAACCGTTTTGGGTTCATGTTCTGGCTCTGGTTCAACAATTAAAAAAGCAATATCACTTAGCTCAACATCTTCTTCATTAAAGAAAATGCCTTCGTATTCTGCCAATTCAACACTACCCAAACCTTTGATAGCAGGCGGTACGGCTCCCAAGAACCCTACATGACGGAGCAAATTATTTGGATAAAGCCTAACAGAAACTTTCTTATAAGCTCCGCTTTTTACTTCATCTACAAATGATTTTTGCATATCACGAAGTTTAGCCCAAAGTTGACCACCTTCGTATTTAAGCGAATCCACCCAACCGAGTGCAGGGTCATCATTTTTGGGATGTCCTTTGACGGCAGGAGCATCATGTTTTTCGGCTGGGGGTTGTTCGTTGTACATCTTCACCATATTACGCACATCGTCATCAGACCAAGTCCGAGTATTGCCTGCGGCGTCGGTATGAGTACCGGGTTTGAAAATTGGTATCCAACTCATAATATTGTCCAAATTATAATTTACATTCACTACGAATGTAGGGGATGCAAACGGCAATATTCAAAGCGTGAAACTAAGTTGTGATTAGTGTTTTACGCAGAAATCCACGCATTTAATTGTGAGTTTAATTTGCATTACTTTTCAGTATTTACAACTATTGGAGAGTAGGAATGGGATTACAACTTATATACTTAGACCCGCATGAACTGATTGATTACGAGAATAACGCAAAAATTCATACTGATGAAGAAATAATCACCTTAGCAAATATAATCAAAGAATTTGGATTTCATGTACCGGTGGTGGTTGATGAAAATAAAATTTTAATAAAAGGGCATAAGCGTAAGCTTGCTTCAATCTACTTAGAGAAGCCTTTAATACCTGTCATTGTTAGAGATGATTTAACTGAAGAACAGAAAAGAGCGGCTCGAATAGCAGATAACAAAGCAGGCGAATCTGATTGGGATATGGAGAAGTTGAAAGCTGAATTGTTGGGATTAAGATACTTCTTTTTGTAGGCGTGAAGTGCTTGTCGAGTTATGAAAACATTCCTCGACTCCAATTCTTTCCTAATTTGACTTTGTGTGTACATAATCCGTATTCGTGTTCTTTGTTTAAATACGAAATTAACTGTTTTAACTGATTTAATCAATCATTTTACTCATTTTCTGCTTGAATTTTTGGTTTTGGGGGATATTTTAACCTAATTTCATCATAATTTTCGATGAATTTGATAGCATCAACCACAGTTTCATCCGGTAGCGTGACCTCGAAATGTTCTTTGTTGTGATGATTAGTTAAGTACTTGTAAACTTTACTGATTGTACCTTGAAAGTACTCATGTGTTATAGTGCTTTTTGCTTTGAATATCATTTTTTTGCCTTAGTGATTTACTTGTTACAAATATACGATTCTTTTTTACAACTGTCAAACGGATAATATGACAACTGTCAAACATAATTTATTAATAAAATGCCGTAAGTGTTAAATATGTCAACTGATAAGCTAAAGCAAATATTTCTCGAACTATTTCCTAAGAATGCGTTAAATGTCGCTGTTACATGCCGAAAGGCAGGCATCAGCAGAACCATTTACTACATTTGGATGAAAGATGACAAAGAGTTTGCCGAAAAGATTGAAGAAATAAAGGAAAGTTTGATAGATTTAGGTGAAAGTACTCTGATTAAGCTGTTTACAGGTATCAAGACAACACAAACTAAGACCAGAGAAGTAATAACACCACAAGGAAAGAAAGTAAAGCTATTAGAAGTAACAGAGATTGAACATAAACCTGACCTTAGAGCTTTAATGGAGTTTCTAAGGGCTAAGGCGAAAGATAGGGGTTATGGTGGAGCAATTATTGATGAAGGCAATAAAGTACAGCTGACGGAAGAAGAAATGCAAAGATTGATGAAGTTAAATATCAACGAGTTGATGATATTGGCTAAGCTAACGGAGCGTGTGAATGTTGCATCTTGATAAAATAATGCAAATATCTGATTTTTCAATCAAGCTGTTAGCTGAAATGTTCAAAGATGACTTTTACAGCTTTTTGCGTTATTATTGGGATTCAATCGAAGATGCCCCGCTTGTTGACAATTGGCATATCAAATACCTTTGTGATGAAGTTCAAACGGCTGTTAAGCGAGTTGCTGAGGGCAAACCTAAGTTGTATGACTTGTGTATTAACGTGCCTCCCGGTTCGACGAAAAGCCGTATATTCTCAATATTTTTACCTGCATGGATATGGATATTACGCGAATCATTGAGAGTGTTATCTGCAAGTTATTCAGCTAATTTAGCAACTGAATTCGCTTTAAAATCTCGCGATATTATTCGTAGCGATTCATTTAAAACGATGTTTCCAAGTATAGTATTACGAGCGGACAGAGACACTAAAAGCGAATATGAAAACACACTTCGTGGAGTTCGGACGGCGACAGGTATATTTGGCACAATCACAGGTAAACACGCTGATATTATCATAGCAGATGATATAATTAGTGCTGAGGAAGTTCATTCAACTGCTAAGCGTAATAAAGCTAATCGAGTTTTAACTAATACTCTATCAAGGCGTAAACGAGATAATAACATCACCTTGACAATCCTTGTAATGCAACGCTTACATGCCGATGACCCAACTGCTCAAATGCTTAAGAAGTCAAATGTTAAACATATATGCTTGCCCGGAGAGCTAACCGAAGATGTAAAACCTGCTGAATTGAGAAGCCATTATGTTGACGGTCTGTTTGACCCTGTAAGAATGAATCGAAGTGCGCTGAGTGATATTAGGGATGAAATGGGAAGCTACGGATATTCGGCACAAATAAGGCAAAATCCTGTTGACCCGGAAAGCATGATATTCAATCCTGCATGGTGGCAATATTACAAAGTGGCTCCACCGCTTGACTTAGTAATCCAAGTTTGGGATACTGCATACGAAGAAGGCGAAAATAATGCTTATTCGGTGTGCTTGACAGTCGGAGTGAATAACAAAGGATATTTCATTTTGAATCGGTTCAAAAAACGGCTGTTATATCCTGATTTGTTGAAAGAGGCAAAAGTGCAGTATGTAACGTATGACCCTGATTATATCGCCATTGAAAAAGCGGCGAGTGGGCGGAGTTTAATACAAAGTTTGAAGCGTGAAACAAAGCTCCCAATAAAAGAAGTTGCAACTATGGATAAAGTAGTTCGGGCACATCAACAATCGCCTAAAGTGGAGCGAGGATTAGTATTTTTACCTGAAGGTGCTGATTGGTTAGATGATTTTATTTCAGAACATTCAGAGTTTCCGGGTAGCAAGTTTAAAGACCAAGTTGATACGCTAACAATTTCACTACAAAGGCTTGAACCTCATTTCAGAGCTTTACAGGCGAATACTAATAAGGTTTCCAATAGACAATTAACAAATTATAGACAAGAAGAATCAATTTATCAAGGGCAATTATAATGAAATTTTCAGATATTTTCGGAAAGAAAAGCTTACCAACAAAAGAAGTGGCTAATAGCGAACCAAAGAAAGAACCACGGAAAACTGATGGTATGTTGGGTGTTGTTGCAAGTGCTGACTTCGTCGAAATGGCATTTGGCGAATTGCAGAATCCTGATGAAGTTTTGAATAAAAAAAGGTTAGGCATTGATGCTTATTACAATTTGCTATATGATAGCCATATAATGAGCTGTGTTCAATCTCGAAAAGCCGGAACTCAATGCTTAGAATGGGATATTGACAGAGGTTTAGAACCAACTAAGGAAAGCAAGTTCATCAAAGCATTATTTGCCAAACTCAATTTGCATAAAGTGATTGATGAAATGCTTGATGCTGTTTTGTATGGTTTCAAACCTATGGAAGTATATTGGCATGAAGTCGGAACGTTGGATGTAGAAAATGAAGTTTGGAAGGGCAACTTCCTTATTCCAAGTGCTATTATCGGCAAACCGCCGCATTGGTTTAAGTTTGACCCTGACGAGAATCTCGTATATTCTAAACACGCTCAAAGAATTGTACCACACTCGCGGAAGTTTATTGTTGTTAAACATGGCGATACAGGCGGGAATCCTTACGGTCGGGGAGTGTTAGCTAATTGCTTTTGGCCATGGACTTATAAAAAAGCAGTAATGGAGTTCTGGACGAGATACAGCGAAAAGTTTGGAGCTCCGTATATGATAGGCTTATTAGATAGCACAAGTCCGAGCTATACACCTGAAGAATTGGCGAATGCTTTAAGTGCTTTGATTGGTGGTGGTTCGGGAGTATTTAGTATGAATCTCGCTGAGGGTGAAAAGATTGAAGCTATTAATGCAGGTAGTACGCAATCGGGTGAAACTTATAAAAACCTTGTTGGTTTTATGAATGCTGAAATCTCCAAAGCGATATTGTCCCAAACACTTAGTACAGAGCAAGGTGATAAAGGCACGTTTGCACTTGGAAAAGTTCATATGGACGTAAGGCAAGAAATTGTTGAAAGTGATATGCGTTTGATTGAACAAACTTTCAACACTTTGATTCAATGGCTAATTGATTATAACTTTGAAAACGTTGAGCGTATGCCATACTTTGGCATGTATGAAGAAGATGATGTAAACTTAGCATTAGCTGAGCGTGATTCGAAATTGCTTAGTACAGGTAAAATTGTATTCACCAAAGAACATTACAAAAAATACGGTTTGAAAGAAGATGAGTTTTATATTCCCGAAGAACCAAAAGCACCTGAAATTAAGCAAGAAACACCCGCTTTTAGCGAACATGATGAGCAAGCACAAGAATTGGGTGTAATTGGTGAAGAAATGTTAAAAGTTGTTTCTGAAGCGATTGAGGGGGCAAATAGCTATGAAGAAGTTGAAAGCAAGCTGTTTAAATTATATCCTGATTTGGAAAATGACAAATTAGTCAAGATGTTAGAACATCTGTTATTTGTCAGCAATGGTTTGGGTAGGGTTGAAGGTGGTGGAGGCAATGTTAAATAAAAAGCTATTGTTTCAACTGCTGAAAAGCAAACCTGAAAAAGCATTAAAGTATTTGTTGCTTAGAGGGCGTAATCTGATAACTGCCGACGAATGGCAGGCATTAAAAGATAAATCCCATGATACGGCTTTTACTGTGGCAGGGATTGTAAGGGCGGATTTTCTGCAAGATATTTTCAATGCAGTTGTTGAAATGAAAGAGCAGGGCATTCCGCTTGCTCAAGCGAATGCCTTGTTAGTTGAAAAGCTACAAAAAAGAGGTTGGACAGGGTCCGGTAATCGCTTTAAGGTTACTCTTGACACAAATATGAAAGTAGCCCATTCACAGGGGTTTTACGAAACTTTAAATCGTCGAAAGGACACGCATCCGTATTGGATTTGGCGTCAAATACAACGAAACACTAAACGGCATGAACATGCAGAATTGGACGGTAAAGTGTTTAAGGTTGAAGATGCAAAACTGTTTCCGCCTGTTGGTCATGGCTGTGATTGTAGTGCTATTCCGATGACAGAAGCTGAGTTTCAACAAGGTGGTTACGAACTATCAACATCTGACAAAATATTAAGTGATCCGAAATTAGAAACTCTCAAAGCTGAACGTGAAGCATTTGACTTCGAGCCGGGAAAGGTTTATAAACCTGATATGGCAAAGTATAGCCCTGAACTAAGGAAAGAAGTTGTAAAAGCTGTTATTAACAAGAAAAAGGGAGTGAAAGCATGAGCAACAAGTCATTCAAAGATATTCTAAAAGCTATAAATCAACGCTTAGGACGGTTAAAACCACCTATTGACAAAGAGATATTGACTGACGTTGCCGATATCATAGAAATATCAATAGCTAAAAACTTTGATATGGGTGGACGTTGGGACGGCAATAAGAGTGATATTGGTTTATTCTCTGGAGGCACTCAGAAATGGGCGCCACTTGCTGATAATACTAAAGCACGATATAAGACTTTGGGCTATTCTCAGGAAGCTACATTGAATCGAAACAAGAATCTAAGGTCTGCAATTGATGTATTCGGGCGGAGTGGCAAAGTGTTTATTTCTGTCAAATCGCCTTATGGTGCAATTCATCAATGGGGTGGAACAATAGACCATCCCGGGGGAACTGAATACGGTTACAAGTTCAAAAAGGACATGAAAACCCACAAAATACAATTCTTGAAAAAGGGGCGTGGCTATAAAGTTCTTGGCAAAACCGGACCACACAAAATACATATCCCGGCACGACCTTATTTGGTAATTGGTGAAGAAGAAATGCTGTTAGTTCTTGATGTAGTTCAAAGAGCAGTTGTTGATGGTGTGGCTAAAAAGTAATAAAAAGAAGGCTACCTAAGTGATAAGTAGCCTTTGGATTATTAATAAACTACTCTCTTACTAAAATCTATCAACTCTATCGGTTCATTGAGTTTACCCGGTTCGCTCATTTCGCATCTTTCGCATTCCCTTACACACCACTTGTTGCCATAATCGCTTTCATTAGTCGGTTTTGCTTGGTCGCCTTCATAAGTTTGTGGGTCAATCGGTGCATCGCCTAATTCATCATCAGAACAGAATATAAAATTGTCAAAATCAATTTCTTGCTCATCCAAAGGGTCATTACCATCAGGATAAACACTTTCACCATTTAAGCCAAAGATTCTCGTTTCGCTTATCTCCGGGTATAGTCTTGGTCTCTGACTATTGCCCCATGCCTTATTGCATTTTTCATCACAAGCAACTTTTACTTTTTGTCCGAAAAATGTGATTATTTTTTCCATGTTGTTGCCCTTTACCTAATCAACCCAACACTTTTGAGCTTCTCGGTGTTATTTGTGTTATCAGTATGATTAATTAACCACCAACGTTCAACGGCATCTGCAACGGCGTATAAAGCTCCAATGCTTAGATTTATGAGCTTAGCAACAACTTCACCACCGTCTACTCCCCACTTCTTATCCAAGCCCTCATATACGATAGCATCAGCAACTGAAGCGTGCATCAATCTTATTGTGAAATCATCGAATAAAACGCCATTACACGCATCGCAAATTAGCATTGCTTCATCTTCTGTAAAATTTGCTTCACGAAGTGCATATTTAAGTAAGTTGTAGTATCTCTTTAAATCACGTCGAGCGACTTTGTGCGACGAATCGTTACCTACGTCCACTCTTTCAGTCAATTCATTCCATTCTTCATCAGTTGGAATATAGTGTATCACATTCCTTTTGTTGTTATTTTCAGCCATTCTCTTCTCCATATCGTTTTAAATTTTTATAATCGTTAAAGAATCGTGACGAAATTCTTCGTCACCGGGCGAAAATAGAAGTTCATAATCTTTGCTTGAATCATAGAGACCTTCGCCGTCGTACCAGTCTTGTGATTCGGGCGTCACTTCACGTTGCTCGCAAAGTTGGGTAAACGCTTCATCGTTCAAATAGACAATGTCGCTACTATCATTCATGAAGTGCTCTTTAACCGCCTTCCAAAGTTCTCCAACGGTCATTTGATACTCCGAAATTTTAATACCGTTACGGTATTCAACGTAATTGTTTAATTCGTTTTCCATTTCAAAATCTCCTAAATTAATTTGATAATATAGTGTACATTTCTTTTGAAGTTTCATCGGCTATTGTGTAATCAGTCTTTGCGACTTTGCCTTGTAAACTTTTTGCTAAACAATACAATTGCTTCGATGAACAACGCTGCATTTTCAAAATGGTGTTTGCGACCGCTTTTGCAAAATCGTCAAATAAATTCAATTTGCAAAATTCATCCAACATTGTGTATGCGGCTTGCTTATCATCTCTAGCTTGTGCATTTGCTGGGAATTCGACTGTCAGGTAAAAAAGCAAATCTTGAATCGCTTCTATTGATGATGGGTTGTCAATCATATTCGCTCGCTTTGCTTCAAAAGCATTACGCTCGTTAGCTTTGCTTTGTCTTTTCGATTCTTTTGCAGCTACGGCTGCTGCTATTCTTTCCTCGAACGACATCTTTGCAACTTTGCTTGCTTTTTTTGCTTTCATGGCATCTTGTTGAATCGCAGATTGCTCATTTTCCCATACAAGAAGTGATTTAATTTCAGACTTAGAGGCAGTCTTCATCCAACTTTTTAACTCAGCTTTTGTCATTTTTGCAAAATTCGTTTCCATTTCAAAATCTCCTCAATTGTTTTTTAATAGTTGCAAATCATCTTGATGTAAAAATAATACATAAAATTTACATATGCAAATATTTTCTTTGCATTTTGTAATATTTTTATACATTTTGTAAAGAATTAATTTATTTTTCATTTTGAGTTAATAATTCCAAAGTAGCAAATTTTCATGATTGAGTAAATATTGCTATATTCGTAGATTATTATTTTGGTATAGTAAATGAAAAAAATCTACTTTGGTGATTGTTTAGATGTGTTGAAACGGCTAAATGCCGAATATCCGAAAGGATTCATAGATTTGGTTTACATAGACCCGCCGTTCAATTCAAAGCGGAACTACAATGTTTTGTTTGAAGATATTGACCTGAAGGATACCAAGGCGCAGAAAGAAGCATTTGCAGATACTTGGAGCAATGTTTCTTATATGGACACAATGGACGAAATCAGGGGCTTGGATGATGATTTGTATGTGTTTTTGAATGCTTTGGATAGCATAAGGTTATCGAAAAGTGCTATTTCCTATTTAACCACTATGACGATTCGAATTTACTACATACACAAAGTCTTGAAAGATACCGGCAGTTTTTATCTGCATTGTGATTCTACGATGAGTCATTACTTGAAGTTAGTTTGTGATTTGATATTTGGTGCCGGAAATTACAGAAATGAAATAATATGGAAGCGGACTAACAACCCTAAAGGTTCTCAATTTAAAGACAAAAAGTATGGTGTTTATACAGATACTCTTTTGTACTATACTAAATCAAAGGATTATTATTTTGAGCTTGATAGCGTTCGTTCTTCATTGGATATGGATGAATTGTTAACCAAGTATCCTAAAGAAGATGAAAGAGGCAGGTATTTAGAATATCCAATATTGCGATCAGCTTCAAAGGGTGAAAGACCGAACTTGGTTTACGAATACAAAGGCTTCACTCCAGATAAATGGGGTTGGGTAGTTAGAAAAGAGAAATTAATTGCTATTGACGAAAGAGGTGATTTAGCCTGGCGAAAAAACGGTATGCCTTATCGCAAATATCGTGTTGATGAAGATAGAGGTAGACCCGTTGGGAATTTGTGGGACGATATATTCCGCATTCAATCGAATGCCGACGAATCTCTCGGCTACCCTACACAAAAACCTGAAGCCTTGCTTGAACGAATAATCAATGCGAGTTCGAACGAGGGAGACATTGTAGCTGATTTCTTTTGTGGATGCGGAACAACTGTAGCCGTTGCAAACCGACTAAATCGGCAATGGATAGGTGCGGATATTTCACATTTAGCAATCAAACTTGTGCTTGAAAGGATTGCAAAACCACATGGAGAAATGGCTTCAAAAATATTAGCCGAGATTCAAATTGACGGATTCCCAAGAGATATTGCATCAGCGCGTGAATTAGCAACAGGCACGGATAAACATAGAAGTTTTTTCCAAGATTGGATAATCGAGTTTAAATTAGGTGGTGTTAGTAATCCTAAAAAGTCAGGTGACGGCGGAAAAGATGGATATGTTACTTTTACGCGATTAGATGGAAGAAAGGGGGTTGCTCTCGTTGAAGTAAAATCCGGTGGAATCGGAATAGCTGATTTAAGAGCATTTATGAATGTTGTTGAAAGGCAAAAACCCGATATAGGTGTTTTCGTATGCTTTGAAAGTCACGTCACTAAAGGGATGTTGCATTTAGCAAAAGAAGCAGGGAAATATAAAATAGAAATCAACGGAGTGATTCAATCAACTCAGATTGATAGAGTTCAAATATTAACTGTAGAGGCGATTATGGGCGGGAATTCATTTGTATTTCCTATTACCGGATTGCCAACTCAAACATTTAAAAAAGCAACCAAAAGAACGCAGGTTGTAAACGAAGATTTGAACATGGATGAATTGTATGATTAAATTTGCATCAGCTCATCAATTTTCGTATTTTTGATTTCTCGATACACTGAAAGATAAATATATGTTATTTATCTGTATCAAAACACTCGGTTCACCTCAATTTTCCGAGTGTTTTTTTATTTTGTGCAGAGACTGTATTGGCAAGGTATTCAGGGTATTGGCACGTTTATTGCTTATTGCAGTAATTTTCAGGAAAGAGTATTGAAATACCGCACAAAATCAAAAGAAGTTGAAGCATTCAGATATGGCATCGAAGAAGTGCCGGAATGGGCTATTGGAAAGATAACAGAAAGAGGTATTTTAGACGGCAAATACCAGCTGTTCTTAGGGTACTATGTCGTTTACCAAAATGAAAAAATATTCCCAATGAATGCAGTACAATTCGGGAATAAATACGAAAAATCTGAGTGATTTTGTATGTTTATTTTAGTTTTAAAAAACCGTCATAAATGCCCCTAATTTTGATTTATTTTTTCAAAGGATAGTTTGATACGTTTTTCGTATAAAAATTAAATCTACCCCTATATGCGTTAGAAATTTTGATATTTTAGTTTGCTTTTCAATGTAGCTTTAACTTGCTTTTTCAATATCCTCTACTTTCCAAGTGCTTTCAGAATCGTCCTTGTAAAGCCACTTTTTTAACCACACTTCGGCTCTCCCTTGAATCATTACGCCGAGCCGATTTGATGCGTCATAGGTGACTGTGGCTCTTGCTACTGAATAGGGGGTGCCGTTGTATTTTGCCTTAGCTTCTAATAATTCCGCTTGTGATTTGCCGAGTTCGGTTGTAGTGTCAGGGTTCGCTAACCAGTCTTTATCTGTCATCATTGGATTGCCGAAGCCGTTGGAATCTAAAATCACAACTTCTGTTCCGGAGTTGTCATCATACGGCTCAAACTTTCCGCTACTTGGCGAAACAAGTGATTCCCTAACAGCTTCACAAGCTATGTCGTAAACGGTTTCTTCTTCAGACTTCCCGCAGGACGCCAAAAGCATCATAGCAAACAATGCTAAAAACAAACTTTTCAAATACTTCATTTTGCACTCCAAATTTTTGAATAAGCAAATATAGCATTTTCGTTTTAAACAACAAAAAATTTTTAAACCGGAGTTGAAAATCATACTCAAGAATTTTGCGAATGCGAAATTCGGATTTTTTCTTTTATATTTCTTTATTTCTTCTTTTCTTTATTTCTTTGTCTTTGTATTATATTCTTAAGTTGTTGTTGTTTTTGAAAAGTGCAAACCTGAATACGCTTGCTAATAGCGACATCTCAGCCTTTTTTTGTTTGTTGTCCGTTTGTTGCGTAATGAAAATTACAATCCGTTGACATAGACCAATACAGTGTTTTCAGTAATATTTTGTTTGTTGTTTGGGTGATGAAAATCACATCGAATTTGCATCGAATTTACATCGAAAATGCAGTTTGTTTGTTGTTTTGTTTGTTGTTTTTGAAAAGTGCAAACCTGAAAACGCATACTAATAGCCCTATTTCAGTTACATTTTGTTTGTTGTTTGTTTGTTGTTTGTTTGTTGTTTGTTTGTTGTTTGTTTGTTGTTATTGAAATTTTGCTCTCTTGAAACGCCGATGAATACACGCTACATCAAAGGTATTTTGTTTGTTGTTTTTTCGATATTTCTTAAAATCTGTGTGTTATTGTTTGTTATTTGTTTATCTTTTCGTGATTGATAATAGCAGATATTACCGATGAATACTGATTGTATAAGCATATTTTGTTTGCCTTTTGTTTGTTGCAGATTTTTAGGATGCTGTATAGGACTGCCTCTTGGGGTGTGCTATGTATCTGTTTAATCTGTCAAATTTCTTAGTCTTGCCTAATAATTTAACATATAGCAGAGATAGTAGATGAATAGGGAGTTACAAGGAATATGTAGTACAAAAGTAGTATCATATTCCCCAAATGGAGAAAATGATATAGCTTACTGCTTGACAGATGTCAAATGAACTGCTTTACACTTGTTAATTATTAATGGTTTACAGATGTCAAATAAAGAGTATAAAAAACGCCCCAAACTATCAAGTATGGAGCGCGCGTTGCAAAGTGAATAGTGTTTTATAGATTAACCGCCGCTATCCTTCCTTAACTACTACGATTCGAGAGTTGCAAACCTTTTCAATTGAGTTTCTGACATTCCAATAAGACTTATCACCTTTATTGTATTCATCGGAGCCATATCTGGGGTCTGTGGTGCTTACGACATTACCTAACCTATTCGTTTCATACATTAGTGATTTGTAAGTAGCAGTAATTTTGCCGTCACGAATATTAAAGTCCCAAATCATTTTAGCTCCAAAAGTCCCAGCAACTAACGGCGGTGAATCAATCTCTGCATTCAAGTAACCAATATTCTCATTAGCATTCTTAATAACGAAGTTGTTTTGCATAAGGATAGTTGTTATATCCTTGAAGATTTCAACATCATTCTTGTTGCACTCAGCAAGATTACGATATACAACCGGAGTGCAAGAACTCAAAATCACGGAAAAGATAACGAAAATAGCGAACAAATACTTCATTTCAAACTCCATAAAAATTTAACATAGACAAAAATAACAATTTTCATCTTACAAATAATACTTCACCTCAATAGCAGTACCCAATATCTTAGTGTTATGGAATCCGTTCACTTTGATTGTTTCATAATCCTTATTGTCCGATACTAAGTGCCTTGCATTATCTGCATCAATATGGACTCTTTTGCAGTACAGCACACCATCAACAATAGCAATAACGATTCTGTTATGAGTTGGTTCAGTGAGGTGTGTATCAAATATAACAATAGATTCATTTGGTATTGTGGGGTGCATCGAATCGCCGCTTATTCTAATTGCTTTATACCTTTCGAGCGAAAAAGCAGACGGCACTTCATAGGTAAAAGCTGACGGTTCAAAATCATATCCTTTTCCGGCATTCGCCGGCACAGGAAGTAATTCAATGTTTGTTCGTTTCGGATATACTACTTGCGGTTCGCTTACTACATTCGACGGTTCTTGAGTTGATTGCTTTAGTTCGGGCTGTAATTGCATATCACCTTCCCCGTACAACAACCATTTGATATTATACCCTAACTTTTCTAACGATGCAAGTTTTTCTAATGTAGGAGTGCTTACTCCATTTAACCATCTCGAAAGCAGGCTGTTTTGTAAATCGGCTGTCTTAGCGAGATTTGCAGGCTTTCCAAAGAAATCTTTGTCAATGATATAACTCAATCTTTCGTGGAAAGTTTTCATAATAGAAAAAATATTGATATAATTAAAAATAATATTTGCATTGTAGAAAATTTTGTTCTATATTTGAACTGCAATAAATTTGCATTGAAATAATTGTTCTTTGAAAATCGGTTAAGCGTATTTTAATTTTTTCATCAATTTCATGCTTTGAAAGCCTCTGTTTATGGGGATGTCGTGAAACACAACACCCCCCTCTTTACAGTGCCGGCTTATTGCATCGGAAGAATTTTTGTATCCTAATGCTTTGCATACATCTGAAGCAACAAACCAAATATCGTTGTTTATTTCGACTGTTTTGATTTCATTCAACATATTCTCTTCATCATTTTGATATTTAAAAACTACTAATTGCATTGTGTCTGCTCCTTTATAAGACGGTTTAAGGGTGACTATAAGTCTGAAATTACGCCTATAGGAATCATAATTTATCAAGCAACTTCTTCTTTTGCTCACTAAATTCTTGCTCCGATAGTATCCCACTTTCATGAAGTTTGCCAAGCTTAGCGAGTTGCTCAAGTACGTCCGGCTCGGGTTTGCTTGTTATCACCGTCGGCTTTGGTTCTGATAGTTTATTCCTAATGAATTCTGCGAACTTTCGGGCAGAATTTTTATCTACATTTTCAATATTTGCAGTGTTCCCGGAAGTATGGATTTTTACTTTGCCAAATACCATGCCTGTTTCATACTGTATTGAGGTGATTTTATCTAAGGGGAAGTCTTCTACTTTTAAACCGTAGAGAAGTCCTTTGTCAACAAAAACGAGCCTTCTGTTTGTTGATACAAGAATCCCTTGACCGTTATTGTAGGTCCCTTGAATGATATTGTCAATACTTTCATCTATGTTCAGGATTTCTGGGAGTTCGTTAATTTCTTTTCTCCCCCAAAAGGCAGAAGAATTATCAAGCCCAAGGCTTTGAATTTGGGTTCTGATTTCTACTAAACGCAAGCTCTGTTTATCTTTCTCGGTATCTAATAATGCTTTCCGTTCTAAAATCTCGGCGTTTTCTTTTTCTCGCTCAGTAAAGCTTTCCAGAATTTCAGCGAGAGTGTAACGTTTAAGACTTTTGGCGATAGTTGGATTAGCATCATTTATTTTTTTAAAACAATTGAGGCATACTTCTTCACCACCTCTTATTTTCCCTGCACCGAAAGTGCGTTTATTGTTAGCAGTTAGTGCTATCGAACACATAATACAATTACTCATTATAGCCTCTATAATCTATTAAATTTTTTCTAATCAGATACATTTTTTGCTTGCAACATCACGATTGTTTTTTGCAGAATATCAATTTGAGCATTTAGATTGCTTATTTGCGAATCGTCATATGCGATATTCGCATAAGTCTGTCCGGTTAATAACTCATGTAAATCAATATTGAAGTTCTTGTATAGCGAAATCAGTATTTCAACAGCAATGTCAATATCGCCTTTCTCGAGTCTTGACACGTAGCTTTGCTGCAAACCGAGCCGTTCGCCAAACTGTTTTTGGCTAAGGTTCAACTTCATTCGCAAATTTACCAATCTTTCTCGCAACCCGTCAACGCCAGATTGGTTCTCGTTAGAAACGACATTTTTAATAATTTTTACCCCAATTAAAAAAAAAAATATTCCAAAATCGAATTTTTTATTTGCATTGTATTCCATTATTGCATATATTTGAACTGTAATTAATTTACACATTGAAAAAACTTATTTGAAACATACGCTTAACTATTTTGAAACTGAATTTTAACTGTTTTTTATCAATTTTATAAAGGATTCTAAAATGTCTAAAGTACAAAAGAAAACTGCAACGCCCAGGCAAAACGCTTTTCCGGTTTATATCTCCGGTGCTTTGCGTTCCAGATTGCAAGAAGTAAAAGACTTCTTCTTGCTTACCCGTGATGTTCACGCTGCCTCCCATTGTGTCAAAGTCGGTCTTGAAATATTCAAAACAGACCCCGAAAGATTCAAAAAACTTGTAGCAATGTAGCTCTTCATAACATTTTACTTACAACTGTCAAACAAACTGATACAAACATAAACAAATTTTTATAATATAGCAAAATCGTATAGCAAAACAATGAATAAGAAAATCCGCAAAATACTTGATAACAGAGAGATTTCAGGCAAATCAAAGGTTGCTATTATTGTCCGTGTTGATAGTGATTACAGAAGAAAATTGGATTGCATAAAAAAAGCTGAGAACATCAAGTATGATGTTGATTACATCAGACAGATGATTGACGCACATTACAAATTAATTAAAGGAGATGTGTCATGACAAGATTTGCGACAATCGAAGAAGCGTTCACCGATAACGACTGCAAAGCATTAGCAAAGCAACTTACAGCCCTTATCGTAAAACGTGAACCCTTTTCAAACCGTGATGAGTGCCTTGAAGCAATCGGTGATGAGATTGCAAGCAAATCAGATGAAGCAGCAGGCGCACCGGTATCACTCTTTTTCTTTGTTGAAGTTGTTGCGAAATATGCTAAGAAAATGAGACGTTTGATAAGGATTGGACGATACAGCGTAACGATGAGATAGACTTATTTACTATACATACATAGAATCTAATAAAATTTATATAAAAAGCGAAAAGAGCCATGGAAAAACCTGTAAAATATTCTAAAATCAGTACATCATACAATTTATCAAAAAAAGTAGTTGATGCAGTCGAACAACTTCTTATAAAAGAATATCCAAGCCTTAGCTTTACAGTTTTAGTTGAACATCTTGCATCGAAGCAAATCGAGAAAATAAGCGATAATGAGTTCGATGATATTGCTAAAGTGACTAAAAACCTTACGTTCACACGTAAATTCAGAAGCAAAATAGAGCAAATCGCTATTAAGCAAAGCGTAACAAGCCGTTTAACAGCTTCTGCAATAGTCAATCGCCTATTAGAAAAAAGTTTATTAGAAGGCAACAGCAATGATTGAAAGATTCTTAACACCTAACCAAGTAGCCAAATTACTGCATATCCATTCTTCGAAAGTTAGGGAAGAAATGGATAACGGAAGGCTGAAATGTAAATATTTCGGCAGTCATCGCAAGACTACAGAAACTTGGGTCAAAGAATGGCAATACCAAGCAGACAATCAAAGTTGCAGTGTAGTGCAGAACGGCAGACCTGCAACAAATCATAAATCATTACAAAAAAGGAGTGTTTTAGATGTCGTTAAAAACCATCAACGACTACAGCTTCAGAACAATTGAACCAATGGCAGATTGGAATTCAGATATTGTTCTTGACCGTGACCTCAAAGGTAATCCTGTTACCAATGTGCCTCGTCGAATAATTCACCATAGCCCGGACGGTTTTGAATGGGGATATGGCGGAAGTGGACCCTCAGACTTAGCTTTAAACATTTTATCGCTTTATGTCGGTGGAGAAATAGCATTTCAACATCACCAAACTTTCAAATGGATATTCTTGGCTAAAATGCCTATCACAGGCGGAATTATTCGCCAAGAAATCATCAAAACTTGGTTGGCATCCAAAGGCATTACACTTGAAGTAGGAGCATCAGTATGACAAAATTAGCTATCGAAGTTCAATCTATGCTGATGTCCGGAATTACTTATGAAGAAGCTTTTGAAGAACTAAACAACACTTATCAATCACCTGTACTTGTTGAAATATTCAATGAATTCAGAAGCAATTATATTGATGATTTCCAAGTGTTCGCAAACAGCATGTCAAGCCTTAATGATTACGCTGAGTTCGCCGCCGGATATGCAAACAACATCAAAGTACTTTGTGAAAAAATAAGCACAGTTCACATTGATGAAGCCCCTCATGACAACCACATAGAACATACAGAAGATTGCGACAAGTGTATACTTGAAAGCATAGACTACAACAATGAACAAAAACATTTACACAGTTATTATGGAGCAACAAGATGATTAACTTAGGTGTAGCATTTAAGGATTTAATCACAGAGAATCTCGCAGATTTTGAATTTAATCGTGAAGTTGTTGGAGATGTTGAAATATGGACTGACGAAGCACTAAACGATAAGCAGGGCTTTGGAATTTACTTCGTATTTCAGCTGAACGAAGATAACCAATTCAACGGTGAGTTCGCTATTCAGTTTAAAACACCGGACGATAGCCAATATTCAATTGGTTGGAATCTCTCCCGGCGAATAATAGAACTTATGGCATCGGGTGCAGATGAGTTTTCAAATGCATTACAATTAATCGACGATGTTGGCAAAGATTTTAAGAAATTCAGCAAGAAGGTGGTACAATGAAAGCACGTAGAAGATTCAACTTTTGGTACTTCATACACCACGATTTAAATAGAGTAGCGATGTATCTTGTATTTGGCATAGCATCATTCTTTGGGATGCTCTGCGGTTACAATCTCGCTACAAACGTAAATCCGCTTATTGACATATTCCCATTCTTTATGACAATTGCAATTCTCGGAATGGTCATAGGTGCAGGATATACAGTTTATAGCTTTTGGAAAGTATTTAAAATTTTACGTCGGAGCGGAAAATAAGAAAGCTCCCTGGCAGGGGAGCTCTCTTGCTCAATCACTAAATTCAACCTCTCATGAGGCATTACAAAAAAAGGTATTACAAAAATAAGGAATTATATAATATGAAACAAACATTAGTAAAACTCGAAATCGAGCATGTTCTCGGAGTTAAGGCTGTGGCTCTGCCTATCAACGGAAAATCAGTATCACTTATCGGCAAAAATGAAGCCGGTAAAACATCAATAATTAACGCTCTCGGTATAGCACTTGGGCAAATTAAGGACGGTAATCCAACTACAAATGGTGAACGTAAAGGAAGCGTAATTGCTGAATTTGATGATTACATCATTTCGAAAGAATGGAAAAACGGCAAAATGAATTCTTGGAAAGTTGAAGGCAAAAATGGCTCGAAAGAACTTCCGCCAAAAGAACTGCTTGACGGCTTTATAGACACAATTAGCTATCGTCCCGATGATTTCATCAATCGTAAAGCAAAAGAACGTCTGGCGGTTTTAGCTAAGGCAGTTGGCTATGATTTAGATGAACATAACAGACGATTTCAAGAAATTTACAATCAACGTACTGATATTGGACGTGACCGCAAAAAAACCGAAGGCATTCTTGACAGTTTGAAAAGACCGTCAATTGATTGCCCGGAAAAAGAACTCAGCATTTCTACCCTACTCGCCGAACTCGAAGGCTACAAAGACAAAGCTCGTGAAAGAAACAGTATTGATATTGATTTGCAAAGTGCTCAACGCATGGTTTCCGATATTGATAATGAAATAGCTCAACTTCAAACAAGATTGCAGGAGCTTACTGCAAAACGTGGTATTCAAAAAGACAAAATCGAAAAGTTGATTGTTGCTTTGAATGAACATCCGAACTATGACTATAACATCGAATCAGTTAATCAAAAGCTGACCAACATTGAGAAAATCAATGCAGAAGTTAGAGCAAAAGCACAGTATGACAAAACTAAGGCAGAATATGAGAAGTATGATTTTGAATATGACAGAAAAACTGACGAATTGAACGGCATGAAAGACGGTTTAAGCTATAAAGTTAGCGAAGCGGGACTTCCTGACGGCTTTGAATTGATAGATGATGAGATTTATATCAATAAGGTACATTTCGATAAACTGAGCACGTTTCAGAAGCTTGATTTTGCAATGAAAATAGGCATGAGAATTAAGCCAACTGAGGGCAAACCTTATACGCAAATCTTGTGCATGGATGTTAGCCAATATGACCAAGACAACCGTGCTAAGGTTCTTGAAATCGCCGAACAAAACGGTTATCAGGTTATACTTGAAATCGCTCAGATTGCCAACGGCAAAGCACCATCGGAATTAGCGAAATCTGCTTGTTTCTATATTGAAGATGGTAGTGCAGAATTGTTAGAGGTGACAGCGTGAAAACTGAATCAATAACAGCCTTTGAAGCGGTGTTCGGAAAAGATTACGAACGTAATGAATCTGTCAAAAACAACGGCTATGCCATCGTTGAACCCGAACTTGTTATATTCGACCGTGATGCCTTAAAAGTAGCTCCACGCAAATTATACCGCTTTGATACAGACGGTAAACGTTGGTACTATGAATTCTTAGACAGCATGAATACCGTTCCGATGTTTTATTGCGGTGTCACTTCATCAATTGCAAGTCTTGATTTGCTCCCAAGTTCGGAAGGTTTATATTTCTATTATAACAAATTCTCATCCATGGAAGCCGCTAAACAAGATATGCAACGTAAAGCCGATTACGGTTCTTTTATTCATGTCCTGATTTCACGCTTTATAAAACTTCGGACATTAGAATTTGCTGATATGGATGACTTAGTTGCTCTCTATAAAGCTCATTATGATTTGGATTACAGCAATAGACATTGGGCTGATAGAGCAATCAAGGATTTGATTGCTGTTAAAAATTGGATGGACGACTACGAAGTCAAACCTTTAGCTACCGAATTGGTGTTACCCGGAAAAGACGGTTACGCAACGGCTGTTGACTTAATATGTGAAATGACATTGGGTTCAGGGCAAAACTGTAAAGTCTTAAAGACTGACATCAAAAATGGTACAATGCAAACAGTTCGAGCCGCTATTGACTTCAAGACAGGTGACGGATTCTACGAAACTCATGAAATGCAAATGGAAGCTGTGCGCAGAGTAGTTAATGAAAATCTGCCTGAATTGAAAGTTACCAAAATGTTCAATGTTAGTCCTAAAGGGATTACCGATTTGAAATGTGAAATGAAAGACCAAACCGATAAAGTGACACATACGGCTTTGGTTAATGATGCTCCAATTACCTATTTCGATTTGTATTGGGAAATCTTCAAAATGCGTAATCCAAACTTCAACAATCCTAGACATATCAACATTTTCAAAGGTTCAGTTTCGTTAGATGCCCCCGCATCTGAAACCGTTCAACACATTTCACTCAATCCATATAACTTAGTAATCGAAAAACACAGGAGAGACCAATGAGCATGAATTTAACACAAAGTAATATACCGGGACGCCTTGTCAAAAATCCCGAAAAACAACAATCACTAAGCAACAATTTGGGCTACAGCATAATAGGTAAAATCAAAATCGGAGAGAAGTACATCAGTAAAAACGGCAAAGAATTACCGCGAAGTATTGATTATTTCCGAGCTACCGGCGCATATTCGGAAGTATTTCATCAGAAATTAGGTGACAAACCTAATATTCTTGAAATAGTGTTTCCGAGTGCAGACCATAGACAGGTGTGTTTTCAACGCATAGAGGGCAGGGATTCCAAAGGGAATCTCTGTGCTGTCTTTAATGGAGCGGAGTATTTTGTCTATGATACCGAAACGCAAAAGTATCTGTTATGCAGTCAACAAGAGTTTGAGAAAGCAAAACAAAACGGCATTAAGGTTAAGTCCGGATTCGGGGCAAATGAAAAAATCGAAATCGTCAAGATTGATAATTGGAAAGAACGGCTAACTATTCGATTCTTTGTTCTAAAGCTCCCCGGGATACTTGGAGTTTGGGAACTATCCACAAGTGGGACCGAAACAGGAATTCCTAACATCATTCAAAATTATGATGATTTAGTGAAGTCAGTTGGTCAAAACATCAACAAAGTAGTTTGCGAATTAAATGTAAAATTTGCTTCTTCAAACAAACCCGGTACGCAATCCAAATACCCTGTATTGCAAATGACACCTAACATAAGCTACGAATCTTCATTGTTGCTTAAGCAGTACAGCCAACAAGCTTCTGAATATAATTTGTTGTTAGATGACAAAGCAATATTTCAATTATCCTCAGGAAACCCTCCAGAAGCATCAAAACATCTGCAACTTGCTGAAGCAAACATTGAACAAATTGATGATGATGATGATGATTTTGAAAGTGTTGAAGTAGTAGAAGTAGTAGAAGTAGCAGAAGTTGTTGAAGAAGTAATCCCTGAAAAAACTGCAAAAGCTGATACAAAGAAGAAAAAGCCATTCACACCTGAGAGTTTCAAAGAGTGGGCTGTAAAAGATTCTGCCTTGTACGTTGAAAAAACTCCAACTCAGGAAATGCTTGTTAATGTAGCAACTGCTTTGAATCTCTATTCAAAAAACAATATGGAAGATAGAATCAAAGTACTGCTTTTCTTATTCGGCAAACAGAGCTTAGAATTATTGACTTATGGCGAATGCAGTACACTTCTAAAGTGGCTAAAAACGGAAAATGTGGACGGTATATTAATACCGAGTGACATGACGATTACGACACAATTTGAACAAATTATTAACGCAAAAGGAGAATGAAATGAGTGAAGAAATGAATCCCCAAAGTGGCAAATCCAAGTTGGATTTGTTAAATGATAAACACGAAAGAGGCTCTGCCGTATATACGGCATTAATTGCCGAAATGAAAGTAGTTAAAGATGGTCGCTTACAGCATGACTTGTACGAGACCTATGCTAATAGTCATCATTTTGACAAAGTCTTAGTATCGAAAGTGATCAAAAGCTGTATTGAATTGGAATTGTTTTCATCAGACGGCATCTGTTTCTGGGCGAATGATGCTATTGATGAAAAGCCGGAATTGGAATCAGACATCAACGATTAGGGATTGTATTGACTTTGTTTTTTTTTGAACTTTCGGAACGATATTGTTAAACTCGCAACAACAATGAAATTATATGCACGAAATGAGTGGTTGGGTAAAGATTCACAGAAGGATTTTAGATTGGCAATGGTATCAGGACACAGTTGTATTTAGGGTGTTTGCGCATTGTATATTTAAAGCCAATTTTACTGATAAGGAATGGTTAGATGCTACTATCAAAAGAGGCAGTTTTGTTACCTCTTTGCTAAAGCTGTCTGATGAAATTAAACTGTCAGTAATGCAGGTACGAAGGGCTTTAAATTGTTTGTCAAAAACAGGTGAAATTTCGGTAAAAACAACAAACAAATATACGGTTATAAGTGTTTCTAATTACGACACTTACCAAGTTGAAATAACTGAAAAAGACAAACAAAAGACAAACAAAGAGCAAACAGAAGACAAACAAAGGACAACAACTAAAGAATATAAGAATATAAGAAAGAAAGAAGAAACTAACACAGGCGATAAAGTTCTTGTAAAAAACCTTTTTGAGCAATTTTGGCTTTTGTACGATAAAAAACTTGGGAAAGAAAAATGCTATTCTTTATTCTCGAAAATTCCTGAAAAGGAATACGTAAAAATCATTGACCATGTTCCGAAATATGTTTTAAGCACTCCGGACAAACAGTACCGCAAGAACCCTGAAACATATTTGCGAAATCGAAGCTGGAATGATGAAATAGTAGTTGAAAAAGCGAAAACGTCGCCTAAGCAAAGTAAACAAAACGGTATTGACATGGATGCACTTGCGGAATCAAGAAGAAAAGCCGGATTTGGTGAAGACGTAATTATGAAATACGACCCACATCCAAACAATGACTTTGATTTATATAGAAACAACGAATTTGCAAAATTAGAAGAAATTACAGGAACTAAAAATGGGAACAATGCTGACAAAAATTGATGAAAATCTTGCTATGATGCCATCTCAAGAAGATGAAAGGTATAATAGATTGCAGTCAATACCATATGGTTCTGTTTATGGCAGTCGTATGACTAAGCTCGACCTCGATTACATGCTTGCCAAATTCAGCGTAAATTATTCACTTGATTTCTATGCAGACAAAAGTAGTTCACGTTTGAAATGCCAAATGATATTTGAACGATGCAATGAGTTGAATTGGTCAAGCGAAGAATTTCGTAATCGAGTTGAATCATTCCTTGATACTTGCAAATGGGATACTTTCACTCGTGCCGATTTCCTTAACTACGACAGACCGATGTTACTCACTCATTCGGACGTTATGGAAATTCATCGCAATAAAGACCCGAAAATTTGGGATAAAATCAAGCGATACGAAGTCAATGGTGTTATTCTTTATGGCGAAATTAGGCATAATTTCCAATTGCCGGAATATGAATCAATCAATAGAGCATTGCCGGCTTCAACGGTAACAACTTTTGAACGTTCGGAAGAATGGAATATCATGGGTCAGTATCTTGAATTGAAAGTTAAATATGAGGCATTGCAAGAGAAATACAAAGAATTAGAATCAAGAATCAAAAAAGGTAGCATTTAAAACAATTCGCTTTAATCACTAATTTAAAAAAGGTAACTATATGACGAACCTTAGTCAATCGGACATCTCAGTCCAAGAATTTTGCCTTCTACGTGGTCAGCTTCTGAAAAGAGGCGAACACTACATAATAAAAGTAATGTCGATACCGACAAATCACGGTAAAAAAGAAAAATATCGCTGCGTTGTACTAACCAAACAAGGTATAGCCGCCGTGCATGGTTACAGATATGGTAGGAGTTTCATGTGGAATTAACATTTGAAATATTAGGCACTCCACTCGCCAAACAAAGCATGAAATTTACCAAAGGTGGTGTTAGATACCAACCCAAACAAGTTACTCAAAATGCCGAAAATATCAAAAGTCAGGTAATATCACAATTGCCGGAATCATTTAAAATAATTGCTAATCCGGTTGTTGTTGATGCTATATTTATTTTTCCGCCATTGAAAAGTTTCAATAAAAAGATGAAACAGCATATTGATAATGGTGGATATATAATTAAATCAACCAAACCGGACCTTGACAACTTGGAAAAAGCTATCAATGATGCTTTAGAGGGAATTGTTTTTCTAAATGATTCGCAAGTCTGCAAGGTACGCAAACTGAAATACTACGGCAATACGCCCCAAGTACGAATAAGAGTAACTGAAGTAACTGAATTATTAATTAATAAAATTTAACCACAATGCCCGGCACGGAAATCATAAAAGAACTCCCAACTTCCTCGATTGCGGCACCGTGTCGGGTGTTATTTATAAGGAAAATTAAAATGACAACAGAATACAATTGGAACGAACATGGTGTATGTACCAACTATTCGACTTTGTATTTTCGACCACGAAAGAGGGAATCTTTTGAACTAAACTACGCTGTAATAGACGGTAAATACTATGTTGGTTACAACGTTCAGGTTAACGATTCAGGGTCTATGAGTCCATGCTCTAAAAATGGTGAAAGCTTCGACTTTTTGATGGACGGTATAAAAGACACCATCAAAAGAGTGAAACGTAAAAGCATAAAATTTCACAGATTAGTTAAAGCCTTTGAACATGATAAAACAATTAGAGCAGAAATTGATTTAATCTGCAATATGCAAATGAATTTATTTTGAATTAACTAACACCACTTCCCGGCGTGGGCATCCTTAAAAATATCCACAATATTAACACCACGTCGGGGAGAGGTTTTTAAAACAAAGATAGAGCAATATGCCAATTGATTATAAAGAATATCACCCGAAGTGGAAACTCATCAGCCGTTTGATTCGCTTCAAACGTGCGGATAACCGTTGCGAATGGTGCGGAGCAGTTAATTACGAACCTCATCCGGTCACGGGCTCGAAAGTGATTTTAACGGTTGCTCATATTGACCAACGCAAAAGCAATAACCGATTTTCAAATCTTGCTGCTTTATGCCAACGGTGTCATCTGAATCATGACCGAAAGCATCATATACACAAGCGTATTTATGGAAATAATAAAAATCAATTATCACTAATTAATTAAACAAAAAAAGGAACATAATGAAATTACCTGCAATTAACACTCCCGAGCGTACAGCGTTCGATTTCTTATCAGCATGGCGACGTAAAGATTATGAAACTATGCTAAAACTTTGTCAAATCACTTGGGTACAAACCACTGATAACGCCCAACAATGGCTTATTGATGCTTTCTCGCAAATGGATTTGAAGCAACTCCAAATACGCAGTAGCCGAAGTGCTGTAAATTTGGTTTATGTGCATATTAAAGTCAAATTTATTATCGAGGGAAAAACAATTAATAGCGAATTTTCAATAGTGACAATTCGAGAATCTGCACCTTATACTCCCGACGTGAACGGCACTTGGGGAGTAAATCCAATATCAATATATCGCGGTCTTGCGTGGGAAAATAGAAAGAATTTTACTCCAATTGAAATACCGGAGCAAAAACAATGAGTCAAGTTAATGCCAATTAAATTTTAAAGGAAAATATGAAAATCTTAGGAAAGAATTACGAAGTATTGATATTAAACGATTCGCCAATGATGTCTAATATTGGCGAAATCGACAATAAGGCTTGTAAAATTTACATCAACGGTGGTCTTAGTACCGACGAGCAAAAAGAAACACTTTTGCATGAAACTATTCATGTCGTAGATTATCAATTAAAATTAGGATTAACTGAAGACCAAGTGCATAGATTGTCAGTCGGTCTGTTTACAGCTATTCAAGACAATTGGGGTGGTATTCCTGACATTATTGGAGGTGACGCAAAGCAATGAAAATCACCAAAGATAATATCGTTTTCGTTCAGTATAACGGTCACAACAGACCGCATCAGGTATGTTTCAGTCCCCGAGACGGGTCCATTAGCCCCCATATGATTTACAAATTCTTTCAAGAGGAATACGAAATACGTTGCAGATATGCCACTTACGGTATGCCAAGCCTGTCAAAACGTGCTAATCTTCGTAAGCGGATGAAAGTTTGGTTTAAGCCTGAGTATAGACCTTACGACAGTGAATATTCTGATAGATTATTAACCAATGCAGAAATTAATGGCTACGGCTACGAAATAATCACAGAACCACTATTCATAAATGAGATTATAGATGCAATTAATTATTAATAAAAATCATGTTCAAACAATTAACTAATCATATACCGCTTTTTGCACATCGCAAAATGCGAAATCTAATAATAATAATAAGGAGATTTTTATGCCTATCGAAGCAAAAATAATTGATAATGCCGTTGTAAACGGTAATATGAAATCATATTCAGAACCTAATGACCCGGAAACAATTGACGAATTCTCAGATGAATTTGGGGAAGGTAATGAATCCGAATCAAAAGTAGAATCCGACCCCGACACACCACCTGAAGAAGCCATTGATGAAAATCGCGGTAAAGCTACAACTATTGATATTGAAGTTGAATTCTCAGAAGAAGAACTAACAACTTTGGCAGAACAAATCACCGCTATGGATAGCTCCATTGACAAATTAGAATCTGAAATGGATGGCTACAAACGTTCTGCAACACGGTTGAAAAAGGAAATCGAAGAGCAAGACAATGAACGCCGTGCCTTATCTCGGAAATATCGTGTAGGTAAAGAAGTTCAAACCTTGTCAGTTCGCCGAGTTGAAAATTACGAAGATGGAGTGATTGAATACTATGGCATTCCTTCAGGAAAGTTAGTACATACCGAACCTGTAGTTGACGGTGGTTTGTTCGATAAGTCAGTATCAATTGAAGTTCAACCCGAAGAACAAAATGATGAAGTCGAAGATAATGACAATCCGTTTGAAACAACAGAACCTGAAGAAGTCGAAGAACTTGAAGAAGTAGAGAACTAAGATGAAAAGTACAATTATAACAATACTTGCTATCGTTCTGATTATCGGGGGGATAATTGGACTAAGCTACGCTTTTGGCTGGATAGGAGTTCACCAAACCGAGACGATTTACGCTGCCAAACAAGATGCCAAACGTAAAGTATTTGAGCAAACGCAAAGCTATGTTGAAGGCAAACGCCAATCCGCTCTTAAATATTACAAAGAATATCAAAATGCCGACGAAAGCGGAAAACAAGCTTTAAAAAATATCGTTTCTCAGGACTTTGCGAATTTTGACGAGGATAAATACTTATCAGGCTTTTTGCGTGATTTCATCCGCGAATGTAAATACAAATCAAATTAATAATTAAGGAGAATTTTATGAAAAAAGTGTTGTTTTTATTCATTAGCTTAATTGCCATTAGTTTTATGGGCTGCGATGAAAATAAAGTTGAAATGAGTGCTGACATAGAATCGCAAGCACAAACCGAACAAATTATGCAAGAGGCAAACCGTCAGGTGGGCTTTCCTGCAATCGTAAATTATCAAGAAAAAAAGAATCTGAAATGGATTTACGAACTTTGCGACCAAGAAAATCTGATTTGCCATGCTTATCTGATGAACGAAATGACAGGCGAAGTTGGTCAATATCTTGGGGAGTGCATCGGCTACGGCATTCCTTACAGTACGCAATTTTCTAACCCTGAGAGATTGGAACGAGATAGATGGGCAAACGGTGGCGGATACGGCTTCGGTATGCCACAACCCGAGCCGAACGGACTTTTTAAGCCTGAAGGACTTTCTGCCACATGGCTAATTATGATTGACCCAAGCACTAAACAGCCACGCCCTGTTTATGTCGAACCTGCAATTATTGTATCACCATTTAAATTGAACTAATATGATTTACTATCTTGCAACTCCATATTCAGGCGATAAGCTATCAAAAATGCGTCATCGCTATGTTTTCGCCCTTATTGTATCTGAGGAGCTACGAAAGAAAGGATATGTTGTTTATAGCCCTATAATTCATTGGCACGTTCAAACTCAATTGTTTAATCTACCTCCCGAAGCATCGTTTTGGGAGGTACAGAACAATGCTATGATTGAAGTTTGTGGCGGTATTATTATACCAAGTATTCCACAATGGGAGTTAAGCGAGGGTGTCGTTGATGAGTTGGCTGATTTCCAAACAGCCGGCAAGGAAATCATATTCTATGAACCGGAAGCGAAATATAAAGCTGAGAAAAACCGTTTCAGAAGTTCAATCGTAGTATCGTACCAAGATATAGTTGATGTTGTTTCAAAAGCTGTTGGCATCGAAAAAGAAAATACATTATCCAAAAAACAAACTCGTAGAATTGCCGATGCACGACACTTAGCAAGATACATTTTCATGATTATGAATAGCCACATCACTTATCCCGAAGCTGGTCGCTTAATGGGAACTGACCATTCCACAATTTGCCATTCATTGACTTTTTGCGACGATAGATTGAATTCGGTTGCTAAAGACAAAAAGTTCATAGCAGTAAAAGAAAACGCATTAAAAATATTATCAGAACAAAAAGAATTATGACGTTAAGACCTTATCAAGCAAGATTTAAATCAGCAATATATAATAGTTTTCGCACGAATATAAATGTCATGGGAGTGCTACCCACTGGCGCAGGCAAAACTCATTGTTTTTCTTCAATCGTGTCTGACTGTATTGCCAAAGGTCACAAAGTGCTAATATTAGCTCATCGTGAAGAATTGATTGGTCAGGCATACGCTAAGTTGAAAAACGGGTATAATTTAGAGGTTGGAGTTATCAAATCAGGATATACGCCCAACCTCTCTGCTCCGGTACAAGTGGCAAGTGTGCAAACTTTAATCCGTAGAGATTTGAATATTCCATTTAAATTGATGATTGTAGATGAAGCTCACCATGACCAAAAAAACAACACATACGGCAAGATAAGGGATAAAATCAAAAAGTATTCGCCTACTTTGCGTGTGTTGGGTGTTACGGCTACTCCAATAAGGTTAAATGGTTCGGGATTTAAAGATGTTTATGATGATATGGTAATCGGCGCCACGGTCAAGGAACTTATAGAACTTGGAAATCTTGTACCACCGAAATATCTTATTCATGCTCCTGTTGATTTGGGTGGTGTAAAGAAAACAGGTGGTGACTACAATTTGAAACAATTAGCCGAAAGTTACCGAGCAAAAATGCCATGTGAGCTATTAATTGAAGACCACCTGAAGTATTTTCAGGGCAAACAAACTGTTGTTTTTGCAATTAACATCGAACATAGCAAGGATATCGTAGAGAGTTATAATCGTAAAGGGATAAAAGCGGCTCATATTGATGGTGACACTCCAGATGAAATACGCAAATCAATTCTCCGGGACTTTGCCGATAAGCGTATAACTGTGATTTCAAACTTTGGAATATTAACAGAAGGTTTTGACTGCCCGGGAATTGAAGTTATTCAACTTGCTCGACCAACTGAATCACTATCTTTGTTTATGCAAATGGGGGGTAGAGCGTTACGTCCAGCTGAGGGAAAAGAACAAGCAATCATTTCAGATTGGGCGAATGCAGTAATGACACATGGCAAATTAGAATTTGACCGTGATTGGACTTTGGGGGGATTGAGCGGTAAGTATAAGAAAACAGTAAAAGCACTTGATAAGCTGACAGGCAAAGTGTATTCCTTAGAACGTTTACCGATGGATATTCCACCTGAGTGGCTTGAATTGATTGAAGTTGATGATGCTCAAATTCATAAAGCTAATGAGTATAACAATATTGTTGGTGAATTCAAGAAGTTGCATTTTACAGCTACTCAGCGTGGTTTTAAGCCCAAGTGGGTCTTTTGGCGTTTGATGGATAAGTACAAACCGAAAACTGATGAAAAAATTACAACTATTGCTACGGTATTTGCCGAAAATGTAGAATGGAAACCTTCATCAGTTCCGCATTTAGTTAGAGAATATAAACAGAAAATTGGTTAATAAACTTTTTTTACTATATTTGCACAACCACAACAAAGATTTTCAGCATGAAAGAAGAAGATATTGTCGCATTAATAACATACGAAGACCTTCCGGACAACCTGAAATTTGTTGCCGATAATGCAGGACTTCAAGCCGTCAAACAACTAATTATAGGCATACCGGGACTAACTGTTTACGTGCCACGCTTGGATAATCCAAAGTTGGTACGCCCTTATGTCATCAAGCGCATCAATGAATGCGTTGATACCACGCATTTACTGCAAAAATTGGTGATGGAAACTCGACTTGCAGAATCTACATTACGCAAAATGATTGATGAGTTGCTTAGTGCAAAGCTACTGAATAAAAATCCATTACCGGTGCTAAGCCGACATCAACCTGTGAATCAAGATAAGATGTTTCACGAATGAGAGGCTAATCTAAATTAACATGCTTTCAACCTCATCCCACCCCCTCCTTGAGAAATAAAAAATACCCCACAACCCCGCTCTCGTGGCGGGGCTGACGTGGGGGCGATATTGTGTGTTTACTTTGAAGACTTATCTTATTAGCATAAGCAAAATTGTTGATAAATTCATTATCAATTATCACTTAATTTTATCAATTTAATATCTCTTGGGACACCTAATTCCTTGCATTTTATTGCAAATTCTTCAAGGCTCATTGGTCCATGTACTTTATCAGTATGTATTTCCACTATCCAGTAATAGTACAATTTACTTTGTCGTACTAAAGTTTTTTTTACATCAAATTTTAGAGGTCGATATTCTTCACGTAGTTTATCTTGAATTTCATAAACAGGTTTTTGAATAGCTACTATAAAATCCGAGTTGCTTCCATATTTTACTATATCTCTACTTATATGAATAGTGCTATTAGTATCCATCAACGCAAAATAACTACCAGCATCATAATTAATCTCATAACCATTAGCAAATTTAGCAAATGGCTCGCTACTGCATGAAAAAATCATTACAGTAAACAATGCCAAAAGAATGATTTTAAAATACATAATTACTCCTTTATATATACTTTTCCATTGAATATGACATCAAATTTGCCACCGATTTCAAAAGTATTTCTGATAATTGCCCAAGGCATTATAGGTGTATTGAAGAATTGACCAAAAACTACACCTGCCCCAAAAGTGCCAAGATTTCTACTTAAACTACCATTTTGTTCAAAATTCATATCAAAAGGATTAGAAGATATCACAAATGCACTTTCACTTACTTTCATCATTTCTACTTTCCCAAAAGCTAATGCGATTTTTGATAACTTACCCCCATTAAATAGATTGATGTTTCTACTTTCTCCTAATGACATGCCAGATAAACCTAACTGACCTTGGTTAGTGTGGGAAAAATTTAGCATGAAGGCATTCACAATAAAATCACTTCTGCCACCAAATTGATAATGGAAATACATTTTTGCTAATAGATTATAACTTGATGTTCCATAAGAATCGGCTTCACATACAATTCCAGGCTTATCGTAATGTGCTAATCCATCAGGTGGGATGAAATAATGATGGGGTCCCTGAGTCGCTGCTACTAAATCTTCTGCTGTCTCATAGTAAATACCTTTATGTTCCCACGGTGTAGGCTCCTTAGATACCCCATTGCTGTTAGCTTTATTACCATCGCTACCATTCGTGGTGTTACTTTCATTTCCATTATTCCCACTACCATTCTCCCCACTTCCATCTTCTCCGGTCCTTCCACCGCCGCCACCGCCACCACGTGCCTCTGGAGAATTTTTCCAATCGACCATTAAATCAAAGAAGCTATCCACCGCATTCGCCCAAGCTTCCATAAACCTATAGTTACTTTCAACCAATGCCCCCTGATATGCCGCTTCCGCCCTTTCTACATCATAAGTATATAACGCCATCAACCTGTCTTGGTCTTTCTCTTTCTCCGGTGCCAGCCCCGAAGGGTCTTTCCAAACGAGTGGGGAATTAAAGGAATAATGATAGGGGGTATGTCGTGGCATAGCCTCGAATAGTGGGTCAACACTCAGGAAACGCCCGATTTCTGCCGAATACATTCGCATTCCCATCGCAAAGCAACTCGATTCGCCGTCGTATTC